ATGCGGCACTTGCCCAGCAATTCATAGGTCTGCTTGAGGAACGACGCGACCCGGTAAAGCGCGCCGCCAGTATGCCCGTCCGCCTCCGAGGGTCTGCGCGCAGCCTGCCAAAGCGGGCCTTCGCCCCATGTGAAGAAGTTGTAGGGGCCATAACCGATAGTCGCGCCAATGCCGACGCTGGACATTAGTGCCGTGGTGCCAGCGACGGATTTACAAAACACCTCTTGCACCACCCTTTCAGCAGTGGTGACGACCGCGCCATTCAGGCCGCTTAATTGGTAGCCCGGCCCCGCTTCATAAATCGCCAACTTCAAGCCCGAAGGAGCCGCCGCCTTGATGCTTTCTAGAGCGGGCCTATGATCCACCTGTCCCGCCGCCAGCACTTCGGAAAAACGATTGGCGGCGTCGGAAACGTTAACGCCGTTAACGTCAGTTCCCGATGTATAGTTAGCCACCGAAGTGTAAGCGGCTTCTGGAAATCCTGCCGCAGAGTCCACGGTGAAGCCGGTGTTGCGCAGCCATCCGCCCACAAATTCGACGGGCGGGTTGATCGTGGGGAAGTAGGGGTTGCTCTCCATGATCGCGCGGCGGCGCTTGGCAAACAGGGCGGCAAGATCACCCTGCGAATACACTTCAGCGGTTACGCTATCCGTGGCGCTGGCGAACATGTCCCACATAATGCTGTTCCAACGCTCGTTGCCGTCTTCGTAAAGATGGCGAGCGAACTCAACGTTGACAGGGCCATAACCCAGCGCCTCACGCTTCAGCGCAAGCGGTTCGTTTGAAGCAGCGGGAGCGTAGAGGAAGGTCACCAGATCGTAATAGAACTGATCGCCATAGAGCCATTCAATCTGGAAGTGCGGGTTGCAGCTATCCGACGCGCAGATCGCCAGCAGGGAAACCAATGACCACCCACGCGGGCCAAAGCCGGGACGCGATGTGATTGCATCAAGCGTCGGCGGTGGAAACTCCTTGATGAGATTATGATCCCGAACGTCAATGCCTTCGGGCAGGTCGCTCATCAGCGCATTATAGGGACGCGTCGTATCCCAAACCTGCACCAGCGCAAGATCAATGCTGACGTTGTTCGTTGCGCCCGTAAGCGACCACGTTTGAGCCGCCCCGGTCTTGAGGATGGTGGCGCGGGAAAAGTCAAAATCGAACTCTTGCCAAGCAGTCGTGAGCGCCACCGTGCCAGACCCGGAAAGGGTCGCGCTGGCAACGGCGAAGGTTGCGATCATTGCCGATGCAGCGCGCACGCGGAAGCGCGCCCGGTAGGTGCGACCCGGCACAAGGGTATCATAAAACGCATCGGCCTGATCTGTGCCAGAATGAAAAGCACGCTCTGCGCGGGCTGGCAGTGACGCCGTGCCGTTCAACCGCAGGAAATGCTCGGGATACGTTATGTCGGGCTTAGGGTCGCCGCCGCTATACGCAACATACTGCCAAATCCGGCCACCGGGCACGTTGTTGTTATAGCCGAAGGTGACATTATTCGGCCCGTAGTTTTGCGTAAGCTGCGCACCGCGCACCCGGCGACTGATCCAGCTATTGTCAATCGAAAGGATCGGCGCGCCCTCGAATATGAGCATATCACCGGCCTGCACAGCAGGGCCGCTGGCAAAGGAAAGCGCGCATTCCGTTTCAAGCCGGTCGCTGGTGCCATCCCAATTGATGAACACAACATAAGTGTCCGGCGCACCGCCCGTCCAAGATAGTTGCACGTTGTGGGTGGTGCTGGCCCGGATTACTGCGCTAAGTCCGGTAACGGCGGCAAGCGCAGGATTACGCCCTGTGATAGCAGGCCGCGCCGCTCCGGTCGTGGGTGTGGCAGGCGTGAGCGTTGTATAGCCAGCGTCGGTCACGGCAATTGAAACGGTGGCTATCGGCCCGACTTGGCTTCCGACAATGCGAGCAACGCCAAAGGTGTAAGTGTCGCGCGCGGTTATGTTGTCCATCCGCAGTTCGAAGCTGGTGCCGGTGATAATGTTCGCAGTAGTGCCAAATGGAACCGCAAAATAATCCATCGCCTGCGCAGTAACCGTTGCCTCGCGGATTAACTCGATCACACCGCTGACTGGCCTGTAAACACGCAGCTTACCGCCGGGGAAAACACCACCAGCCCAAATGGTTGAGTCGGTTGCGATCCCGCCCAAAATTGTCGCAGATGTGGTGCTCCCACCAAGCGCCTGCGCGGTGAATACGTAAGGCACAGGCTGGCCTACGTCCCCCCAGTCGCCACCATTGCCGTCGCCATTGGCAACCGTGACAGCCATACCCTCCCATTCAGGGTTGGCAACAGAGCCGCGAAAGGCAACGTGGGCTTCGGTGCGCGCCGTGGAACGCGACTTTGCTACCTGAAGAGCGGTCATGCGTTTATCACCGTTGGGACTGCGCGGGAATTGTTCCGACCAAGCGCGCCGCCGCCGCTACCCCTGTTCGTGAGGGTCACAAAGTCATTACCGACCGCATAGACAACAGGGGTAACCCCGCCGATTACGCCAGTGGTGCCGAGGTCTTTGACGGAGCCGTCTGCGTTGAAGAAGTTCGGCCAATTTGTCGCGGGGTTGATGGCTTCATTTGAAAACCAAATATGATTGTAAAGATCGACGTTACCGCCGACATTGTTCCCATTGACGTTGGTGTTGAAAAGTGAACTCACGGCAAGGGCCGTCGCGGCGCTTGTGCCGGTGGCCCCAAAAATACGAGTCCAAGTCCCGCCGTCGATACTCATCCAGGCAACAAATGTTTCCCCGCTGGGAAGCCCGCCGTCTAAATCCGCAGCGGCCATGACTGAGACGGTGCGCGCACCATCGGGAATGACATTAAAGCGGTTGGCCGTAATCCCCCCCATTTGCAGGCGATAACGCGCTGACGAGCCAGAGCCGAGTTGCGTCAATCCAATCCCGTCGCTCAGGCCATTGATAAGCGTCCCCATGTTCGGTGGGCCGTCCGTTGCCCCAACCGTGCCGGAAACTCGCATCACAACAGTCATTTTCCGCCCGCGCGCCGCAGCAGGCCACGCGAAGTCTGTCCCGCCTGATGGCCTTGTTGTAATCCCAACAAAACCGTCACGGAACTGAATGATCTTAAGAGGTGCAAGGCGGGCTGTGGTGTCAATCACCAGATCATCAACGCCAACAGAATAGGAGAACCGCACAGTCAGCGCCGCATCGGGATAGGCGGTCGCGTCATAGGGCAACGCAGTGCCGACCAACACGCCATCGGCAAACACCTCAACATCAGTCTCGATCGGCGTGCTGCCAACGTGAATGACGTAGCCGGTCGTGGTCAGGACGACATTGTTGCCGCTCATGCCGGTGACAGGCGAAACAACCGTGATGAAGCCGCCAGCATTGATCTGCGTTTGCGTGATCGTGCCCACCGTAACGCCGTCAATGACTACGTCGAAGGTGCCATCGCCATTGTCTGTCAGGCTGGCCGGGTCGCCGTCGCTGCTGGTAATTGTGACGGTGCCCCCCCCCGATGACATGGCGCTAGTCCCCATGAGCGCCCCATATCCATAGCGATAAGCGTAGCTCACTGTGCCATCTCCCATTGGCGGCGGTCTTGCTTCTCGATCTCGCGCTGCATCTGTGCCACCTGTCTGTCCCGTTGAATGTCGCGCTCATCGAGGCGCGCGTATTGAGATCCGGTCGCCCATGCGCCAGTAATCAGGGCGAGGATGATGGTCACCAGGACGGATGCGAGCGCCAAGGGATTGACCTTGGCCGCTCGGGCGTCTTGATCTCGGGTCTTTAGCGTTTCGATGATCGTAGCTAGCGACTGCCCAAAGCCGCGAACCTCATGCTGAACGCCTGACATAGCCGACGACAGCGCGGCAACGTCCGTCTCGACGCGATCAAGCCGCCGTTCGGTGCTGCCGGAATGGTCAAGGGGGGCGGGCACGTCAGGCACCTGCTGTGTCAATCCAGCGCCGGATCGGGCTGGGATTGGCAATCCTGCTCGGTGCACGGCGGTTCGCCGCCTGGTGCGTCAGGCGTGCAAGCAGCCAACCAGGCTACGGCGGCAATCAAGAGTGCTTTCTTCATGGTCGTTCCCTTCATGTCAGATCCCTGCTCATCACAATCTCGCCTTCCCACCAGACCACCCATTGACCGTGTTCGGTGTGGCGCTGCGCTCCGTCGAAGCCGCCGGCTTCCATTTCGATGACTGCCTCTGCTCTTGTCATGGCGATCAACTCGCAATCACTGTGGCCTCAAGGGCCGTGTTGGTGGTGTCGATGGTCCCCGCGCCCGAGGTGAGGCGCATTTGAACCGTGAAGGTCAGGGTGCCCGCGGTAACCGCGTAAGAGCCGGCAAACAGGTCTGCCCAGCTGGTGAAGTTAAGCACGCCGCCGCTGACGACGTTCTGCGTGCCCACACTGGTGAGGGTGGCGCCGTTCACTTGAAGCCGCGCCTCATAGTCGGCCGTGCCACTAGCGCTGTTCAGGAACAGGAACGAAAGCGCCTCAGCCCCGCCTAAGCTGACACGGCCAGCTGGTGCGCCTGTGAGCACAAGCGTCAGGATGGTTTCCCAACCGCCGCCACCTGCGGTGCCACCTGTGGTCGATGCACGCCCGGTCTTGGCGCTGACCACGCCGCCCGGCGCTGTCGGCACATAGATGACAGGGACGGTCCTGTCTGTCGGCGTGCCGTCGGTGTGCGTGTAGCGAGCGGTGTAGCTGCCCGATTGCACAATGCCCGAGAGCGTGACCGTGCCTGTGCTGCTGTTGATCGTCGCATCGCCGGCGCCAAGGTTCTCGGCGGGCAATGTCCACGTCCCGCCGGTCAGCGCGGTGGTGCCCCGCAGGGCGCTTTGGGTAACCGTGCGGTTGCCGGTGTGGCCTGCCTCGCCCTGCTTGATCTCGATCGACGGGAACTGCGGCTCGATGCTGCGCTGTGCGGTCGCGGTTACGTCTGATGCCGTGACCCACGCGCTGCCATTCCAGCGGAAAAACTCCCGCGTATCGGTCGACACATAGGTTTGACCAAGGAAGGCACCCGAAGCAGGCCGAGCAGCAAGCACGCCAGAAAGCACAACGCCAATGTTGCTTACCGGCGTACCCGCTCCGGTGCCGATGCCTTGCAGAAGCCCGCCACCGTCAACCGTGATGAGGTCATTTGGTAGCGCGCCGTCGACCGCATTCGGACCGGGGGAGTAGGGGGGGTGCACCACCTGATCGGCAGAAGCGTTTGCAACCATCGGCTGTAGGATCGTTGACTTCATCGCGCCCGCGCCAGCGCTTTCGCTGCGGAAAACCAGCCGTGCAAAACGAGCGGTTGCGGGGACGTTTGAAAAGGCCGCGTGGCGAACATCGCCGTAAACCGGGCCCACCCCTTGCGCAATCAAGGTGTTTCCCGGAACCAGCGTCCCAAGTCCGTCCAAATATTCAAAGTATATTTGCCAGAAATTCGGGTTAGGGCCGCCTGCCGTAGCGAAACCTTCAACCTGTGTCGAAACGGAAAGCCGCTCGCCGGGACTAACCGGAAATGCGTTGTTGAGTAAAAAGACGTTCTGATCGGCTGCGGTGTTCGTCCAGTTGGCGCCAATGAAAATTAGACCCTCAAATGGGATGGCTTCGACGGTGGGCGAAAAGCTGCCAGTGGCTATCCAACCACGTCCGCCTTCAAAGCGCGAGAATGGCATCCTGTTAACATTGCCCAGCGCATTGCCTACATCACGCGCAGCCACCCATGCCGAACCAGACCAACGATAGAGCTTGTTGGCGTCGTCGGTATCAATCCACAAATCGCCCACCGCAACCGCCGTCGGAGCCGAAGCCTGATAGAAGGTGACGATCTTGCCGTCGGCGGTCGCCTGCGCGGTCGCCGCATCGGTGATGGCCTCGCCAATCCCTGCATCGCGCACCAGTGACCAAGCCGTGCCGTTCCAGCGGTACAGCTGATTGCCGTCGTTGGTGTCGATCCAAAGATCACCGATGCCCTCGGCCAGCGGCGGGTTGTCTTGGAAGAACGTGGTGACCTTGCCGTCTGCGGTCGCCTGTGCCGTGGCTGCATTGCTGATTGCCGTCGCAGCATCGAGCAGCGCTTGCGCCGCTTCCATCTGCACCGCGTTAAGCTCCGGCACCAGATCGTCTTGCTGCGGCGCCCCGATGCGGCTCCACTGGTAATCGACCGGGAACGGGCTTGGTGTCGGAGTGGCCGAGTTGGGCTGAATGCCGATGAACGCACGCGCAGCCGGCGAGCCGGTGGTAAAGTTGACCGTCCCGTCCATGCTGTCCGCATAGGCGAAGTGGGTATAAACCACGCTCGTCCCGGTGCCCACGCTGCCGGGAGCCGGCAGTTGATCAAACGCGGTGCGGATCTTCTCGAACTCGGCATTCAGGCTTTCGGCCAGCGCGCGCGTGTTCCGGCTCAAGAAGGTGGGGTTGTACCAAGGGCTCGTCATATCCGGCGCACCTTCCTGGGAGAGCGGGACACGGTATAAGCCTGCAAGACGTGCGGCTCCTCGGTCAGCCCGGCATAGGTGGCAAACACAAAGCTGGCATTGCGGCCGACGCCATCAATCGTCGTCGTCGCGGTGCCCTCAACCGGCGCGGACCAATAGAACTGGTTCCACGCCGCGCTGTCCCAATTGCCGCCGCCGCCCTGCACAAGGAACGCGCTGTTGCCGGCCGAACCGATAACGTCAAAGTCGCGCTCGCCTGCGATCGGCTGATGGCCCTCGGCATAGTCGAACTGTGCGGTGATCCCGATGCTGGCGCGCGCCGGTGCGTCAAGCTCCAGCGCCACCCAATGAAACCGCTCCTCCAACATCGTGTTGCCGAAGTGGTTGAAGGGCATCATCACAAAGCCGCGGATGCGGTCGCCGTCAAAGTTGGTTCCGCTGTCCATGCGGTAGACGTAGCCATCCTCGGCGCCGACAAAGATCCCTTCGCCGTCGGCAAGCTCGCCCTGGCCGAAGCAATAGGGCTGCATCCCGTTAAGCTCGAACGTCATGGCCGACGGCTCGCGCGCGCCCATGTAGACCGATAGCCCGGTGCCATCGTCCCACACCATGCGGTACTGACTCTTGGTGCGCGACAGGAACGAACCCACGATCGAGGCGCGTGCCTTGCGCTTGACGCGGAAGTAGCGCTCGAACTTGCCCGATAGCGCCCCGGTCTTGAAGTTGCCGAACGCCTGTGTCGCGCTAAGGTCGCGCAGGCCGCGCTTGTCGACGTAGACCGTGCGGGCGATGCGCTGTGCGCTATCAGGGTCAGCGCCGGCTTCCTCGGTCAGAATATCCAGCAGGAAGTTGTTGACGTCGGTGCCGGTCAGGGTGCCGATCTTCTTCTCGCCAAAGATGGCAACGGCAGTCTCGTTGGCCTGCACCACGTCGGTGACCTCGGTGCCAAAGCCGATTTCGCCGGCGCCTAGCACAACGGTCCATGCCAGCGGGTCAGCTGTGCCGGAGAATTGCAGAGAGCCACCGGGGAACACCAGCCCGAGGTGATTGCCAATCTCGAAGATCCGCGTTGGCGCGTCGATCACCATGCCGGTGTCGATGAATACCGGGGCATTGTCCTTGATCTCGAACGCCTTGCCCACGCCATTGACGCCGTAGATGCGCTCAAGGTTCGCCGCACCAAAGAAGTTGTGACGGATGAAGCGGTAGCGGCCGCCCGCTGGGAAGGGCTGCGCTGCAATCGTGCCGCCGGTTGCCCGGTTGACGCCGCTCACGCGCAGGATCTCGGCCGGGGCAAAGGTGCCGGTTACGCCGGTCAGCCATAGCGCGCCCTGCGCATCGCCGCCCGCCCAGGTGCCAAGGTCGAGGCGCAGGCGCAGGACGACGCCCGTTGCGCCGCTTGTGGCGCCGGTGACGGTATCGCCTTCGTTGATCTGGCTTGTGCCGACGGTGAAGGGAATGCGCCAGACCGGAGGACATGCCACCCAGCCTGCCGACGTCGAGCGCCACATGAGGCCAGCCGCGCCGCCTATCGCGTCCCGCCAGGCGTAGATCGTCTCGTTATGCAGCACGACGCCGCGAACCGGCCCCTCGCCGGGCACGTCCTCGATCGTCAAGCGCTGCCACGTCTGTGCAAGCTCGGTGTAGAGCGTAATCAGCGCCTCGGTGTCGGCGCTGTTCTCGGCCGCAATGCCATTGACCAGCGCCGAGGGGGTCGCACCGACGAGCAGCACCTCGTTGTTGATGAACGTGCCGGTCAAGCCAATGAGCAGCAGGGTGCCCGCTGCGGTTCCGCCCGGCCACGTTCCGGTAAAGCCAATGGGCGGCTCGATCACGGTTGCCGTGGCGCCGCTTGTGCCCCCTGTGATGACGTCGCCTTGCGCAATGACCTGTTCGCCAGCGTCAAAGCTCAAGAGCCACCACGATACGGTGCTAGGTGCCGGGCGACCGTCGAAGCGCTCGAAGCCTTCGACACGGCCATAGCCCTCGGCCAGCGGCTCGTAATTCATGGAAGCAATGACGTAGCCCGGCCCCGTCGCCAGTGCGGCGCTGTTGGTATCGAGCCCGCCGGCGAATGCGTAGGTCTGTGTTTGCTGGGGCATGGTCAGGCCTCCAGCGTCGAGGTGTATTCCGCGACCATGCGGGAATAGAGGGACTCGTAGACGCGGCCCGAGGTCGCAATCTCGAACTGCGCTTCATCGTCCTCGGCCAGCAGCATGAGCGCGCGCCAGACAATCGCCTGATGAAAGTCCTCGTTGATGAACGGAACATCGCTGTCAGCGGTCAGGGATTGGATGCTGCGCTTGTACCAGCCGCGCAGCTTGTACGCCTTGTCTGGCGGCGGCCCGATGTGCAGGCCTCGATCCCAGCCCAGCGCAATGACGTTGGGGCGCAGGCTTGTGGGTAGGCCAATGCCGTAGGAATCGAACCATTGATCGAAGCCGATCACGCGCAGGCGGGTTTCATCAGCCCGGCCCAGCGCATCCTCATAGATCGTGAACGGCATGAAGTGGGGGTTGCTTGTCTCCCAGCCGCCGAAGTCGGTAATGCCCAGCGCGGTCGCGGTGTAGGCGGTCTGGCCGATGACCATATCGCCGGTGAACTGCTTGCGCTTAAACGTCCAATCCGAACGATCGCGCTGGATCATTTCCCAAGCCTGGCGCGTCCAGGCTACAATCTTCTCCTGCCGCCCGATGGGGTTCACCACAGTGGTCAAGCGCTGGGATTGCGAGATAGTCCCGCTCTCCCGCTCCACGTCGTTGACCAGCTGTAGGAAGGTTGCCACCGGGCGTCAGTCCTATGCGGCGCGCGCGCGCGACATGCTCGCGCTGGCGCTATCGGTACGGGCGTGGAAGGCTGCGATTTCCTCGTCGCTCGGCATTTTGAAGGCAGTGTACGGGTAGGAATTGACCGCCTGCCAGTCACGCACCGGGAAGCCGTTGCGCTCTTCGCCGGTATCAATGGCCTGGTTCTCGATCGCTATCTCCAACGCGAGATAGACGCGGTAGGGCACAGAGACACGCTGGCCGCGCTGCATACGGAACACGTCGCCATTGACGGCCACGGTCACGTCCTTCGAGCGGGTCGTTTCCGTGGTCTTGGCAATCATCAGCTCGACCTTGGGGTCAGTGCTGTAGTGCGGCATCAGCCCGTCGGAGTTACCGCCTGCGATGACCTCAACGTCAGGCGCGGGCGGAATGATCGGCGCGGCTGCGCTTGGTGCTGCCAGATTGACCACCGGCGCCGGCGCTTCTGCCGTGAAGGGGATCTCGGTAAGGTCGGGGTCAGAGCGCTTGAGCAAGGCAATCAGCGTCGTGCGGTTCATGGCGGGCTTGGTTTCAAGGCCCAGCATTTCGGCATGGTCGCGCAGCACCTTGAGGTCAGCGTCTTCGATCTTGATCGTGGTCGACATGGGGGGTTCTCCTTATCTGAGGGGTTCAGGCCTTGGGGGCGGCCTTCTTGCGGGTGCGTGTGGCCTTGGGGCCGGGGAGCGAACCGCCCGGCTTGCCGTCGCCGTCATGGTCGAGCGGGTGCGGTTCGGGGGTGGTGCTCTCTGCGGGCTCAGATGCGCCATTTTCCGCAGTTTCCTGCGGGTTTTGGGTGATGCTCTCTGCGGCTTCGGGCTCCGCCTCCGGCTCGTCTTCGATGGTTATGGCGCCGCCGGCACCCCCATGATCCTCGGCGGCGCCCTCGTCATCGACCGGAGCCGACGGCGAGCCCCCTTCGGGGAGCACTTCGACTGTCATGCTGCTGTCCGTGAGAAGAGCCAGCAGATCGTCGCTTGCTTCGAAAGGTGTGTTGATGGGGTAGACCACCTTCTTGCCATTGATGAAGGCAGGTGTCGCGCATTCGCGGCCGGTGGTGTCAGCGACGTGCACGATGATCTTGGGCATGAGGGTACTCCAGTCTCGAAGGGGAAGGGTGCCCGGCGGGTGGACAGCAGAGAGGGGATCGAGGAGATCCACCCGCCGAACGAGGTTGCTCAGTATTCCGCGTTGCGCATGGCGACGTAGCGGAAGGTCTTGCCGGATTCCGACAATGCCGAGCCGAGCGTAATGCCGAGCGGGCTCGACTGACTGCCGCGATCGGGCGTAATGCCGTTCGAGGTAATCAGGGTCTTGGTGCCTGCGGCAACCTGCTGGAGCGCCGAGGCGTCAGCCATGCCGGCAAACCACTTCCAGTTGGCGTCGCCATCGGTGGCGTTCTCGACGAGAATGTAATCAGGGATGAAACCCAGGTCGACGGTGACCGCTGCGCCAGTGCCGGCGTAACTGCCAATCATGATCTCTTTTGCCATTGCTCAATGTCCTTGTTGCTGGCGTGCAAGGTCAGGAGGCGGGCCGAAGCCCGCCCCCCTCGCTCATCACAGTGCGGAAGCGGCCACTTCGAGGCGGCACATCCACGTCTCGTTGAGACGCACGGCGTTGAAGTAGGTCTTCCAACCGACGTAGCCGCGCTGGCCGAGCACATCGCTCGCGCTCGGGGTGTTCGGGTTGATGACCGTCGGCTTCACAGGCTGGTTCGATGCGCCCATGCTGTCCTTCGAGTTGCCCAGCGGCGTGAGGCCATAAGCCTCGGCGCCAAAGTAGAGCACCGGATAGACGTCGGCATTGCTGCCACCAGTCGAGAGCACGGTCGAACCCGGCGCACCGCCTGCGTTCTCGAAGGGCTCAAGATCCGGCGAGGTGATGTAGCGCACCTCCTCGACGGTCCCGACTTCTTCGGGGCACAGGGGGGACATGGTGCCGTACTTGGACACAGGCACAAAGCCGGCCAGGTTGCGAATGTCCGGTTCAAGGTCGGTGTGGGTGATCGCCACATAGCAAGCCTCGATCGGCGTGGTGCCGATGTTGACCGAGCCCGACAGCATCTTGGTCAGCTTCTTGGCCTTTTGAGCCTTGAGGAAGCGGGTGACCGCGCGCTGCTTGTTGAGGCTGATCGTGGTGTTCACCGCGGCGCGCGATGCACCGTTGGCATAGAACACCGAGGTGCCGCCCTTGACGACGTTGTAGATCACCTGCTCGATCGTGCGGCCGGCCTGTTCGCCCGACAGCATCATCATTTCCTGCAACACAGGATCTTCGTGGGTGTCTGCAATCACGTCGGTCAGACCGTGCACGTCGCCCCACTGGAGCAGCTGCACCGTCACGTCCTCGAACGAGGTTCCGCTGACCGAGGGGGTTACGCCCTCTTGCAGCGGCACCAGCGCGGCGGGGTACGGGACAGCGCGACGGAACTTGATCGTCTGCGTCTTGTTGCGCGGCAGTGGCTTGGTCTGGCCGAACTTGGACAGCACCAGGGTAGGCATAACGTGCTTGAGGAACTCTTTTGCTGCGTAGGCAGCGGTACGCGAACCAATGTCGCCATAAGTGGAAATTGCCATCGTCTTTACCCCCTATCGGCAGGAGGATGGGACGCGCCCGCTACCTCAAGCCGGAGTGTTACCGTCGCCGCACTTTCGCATCTTCCTCATCGGCAAGAATGTTGAGCGCGGCATCGAAATCGTCTGGAATCCCGTCGGCAACCGGAGCACCCGAACCACCGCTGAAATCCCGTCCTGCTGCCAATTGCTTCGCGCGGCGATTGGCTTCCGGCGATGGCTGTTGCTGCTGTTGAGGCTGCGCCCCGATTCCCAGCGCGGTCTTGAACTGACCGACCAGCCATGCGGCTTCGTTCCCGTCGACGATTGCCTGACTGTTGCGCTCGAAGGTTTCCTGCACGGCTTTTGGCTGTTCTTGGAGCCATCCGCCGAACCGTTCGTCTCCGAGTACGGTCAACCAATCGGGCTGCTTTTCGGTGAGAAGATCCTGCTGCTGCTTGTAGAAGGTTTGCTCGCGCTCCTGTTGGAACGTGCCAACCCCCTGCTGCACCTGGCTCAATTGGCTTTCCAGCCTCTTGATGTCTTCCACCAGCGGCCCAGCGATCTCAGGGTAATCCTCCACCGCCTTGTCTCTGGCAGTCGGGGCTTGGCTTTCGCTCGCACCCTGCTTGCCTTCCTTGGCGCTGGGTTCAGACTGCATCCGCCGTTGCAACTCTGCGTGCTCTGCCCGAAGGCGCTCAAGCTCGCGGTCTGCTGCTGACTGTCGGCCCTGAACAGACTTGAAACGCAATTCGGCGTCTCGTCGCTCCTGCTCATAAGCGGCCTTCAATTCAGGCGGGGCATTGGCCCAAATATCGCTGTGTTCGGGGTTTCCACTCGGGGCATTGCCTGCCGCGGGTGTCGCTTGTGTCGCAGCCGATCCGGCCGGGACAGGGGGTTCGTCGGTTCCACTGGCGGGGCCGTCTGAATCGGGGTCTGCCGCAGCGTGTGCCGGGGCGCCTTCATCAGCCGTGGCCTCAGCCATGGCAGCGTCGAACTCGTCGTCATCGTCCTGCGCGTGCGAAGGGCTCTGACCTGCGGGCACTTTCATATTTTCAACGCTCATAGTCAATCCTGTGTGTCATGGGGGTTGGGGGAGAACAGGATCGCGCGCTCGGCAAAGGCGCCGTGCTCGAACCACTGGATAATCGACTTCATGGCCGCGACCTGGCCTTGCAGGGCGGCGACGTCAGCAAGCGCGGCGGTTTCGAGCCGCTCGCGGGTGTTCTCAAGCTCGCGCTTGAACTGCACGGAGACGTCGCCCCACCGGATATTGGCCGCGTTGCTCATCACACCACATCGGTGAAGGTGATGACCTGGCCGGGCTCGACCGGGAAGAACTCGACCGAGCCGGCCGGGTGCAAGGTCGCCGTGCCAGCGCCGTAAATGTTGGTGGTGTAGGCAGTGTCAGTGGCGATGCGGACAAAGCGCGCGGCCTCGTTCATCGCTGCGCTAGCGCCGGCTCCGGTGAGGGTTTGCCCGCCAACGCGGATATTGCCCATCTGCATCGTCTCGCCGTCAGCATCGCGTGCCGATCGTGCAAACTGCGTAATCGTGGTGGTCGCCATGATGATCTCCTAGAGTTGGCGCGGTCGGTAGAACGTGGTGGTGGCAGCAAGCGCGCTCTTGCTGGTGCGGTAGGCCATGTTGTGATTGCGCGCGGCGTGGGCGAGACTGTCCGAGGCCGCCTGTTGCTTGGCGGCCTCGGCGTCGAGAATGGCTTGAAGCTCGGGGCTCATATGGCGAACCGTTCGACGGGGATTTGCGCATCAGCGGGCAATCCAACAGCAAGGTTCAGCATGGTGCCGGAGATATTGTCGTCCTTGATGCCGTGATCGATCCAGCGCAGATGTATTTGCCCGCGCGCCTCCCACTTGTCGGCGTCAGGCACGGCGGCCAGTGGCCCCACAAAGGTCAGCCCCTCCTGCTGGCAGTAGCGGCGAAAGGCTTCTTCGTGCGTCTCGCGGGGCTTCATGTCGATCGAGTGCCCGACGGTGCCGCCCTTCCAGCTTCCCTTGCGCTTGCCCACCTCAGAGGAGAAACGCAGATCAAGCGAGCGGCTGACGCGGTTGCGTCCGAGATAGAACACGCGGAAGATACCCTTGCCGCGCTTCCATTCGCGCTCCTCCATGCGCGCGGTCGCCGTGATGAGCTCGCCGTCGAAGTCTTTGAACTCAAACTTAGCAACGGGGCAGGCGTCCACGATTGCGCGCTCGACATTCCAGCGATTGTTGGACCAGCCCTTTGACTGCGGCAGGTCAGCAAAGTGCTCGCCCTCCAGGTCGTAGAGGCTGTGCCGTATCATGCGGTGTTCGCGCCAAGGGTAGAAGAAGCACTTGCTCTTGGTCGTTTCGCTGTCGTGGGTCTGCGGGCCGTAGTGGACGTGCAGTGCTCCCTCGGCAGCGGAGAAGCCGTATTCGCGCTCGTGGCTGTCCCAATAGCCGGGCTCACGCCCTCGCTCGATCATTTGCGAGCGGGTCGGCTCGGTGCGGATTTCCACCCAGCGCCGCCACGGTTTCAAGATGGCAGGCAGCGCAATGATAATCGTGAACGCGATCAGACTTATGCGCAGCCGGCAGCCTGGATAATCGTCGCCGTCGCCCGAGCCGAGCATGATGGAGAGATTGCGGTAGCGGCCGTTGCGCGCGAACGTCAGGGGGCCAAAGTATCGGTCATCGTCGGACCATCGGATGGCTTTGGGCATGGGGGTGCTCTCCGTCATTGGGGGTTGGTGTTAGCGGGCGCCTTGCGGCCACCCATCGACACGGCGCCGCCCGAACCGGTGGGCATTTCCCCCCGGGCGCGGGCTTCGCGTGCGGCTTCGCGCTCCATGCCAATCTCGGCAGCGAGCTTGCGTTCGTCGGATTGCGACTTGATGCGGGTGCTCTCGACCTTGACCGCGCCGTCCATTTCCTTGGTCGCAAACATGGCTTGGATCTGCTGCAAGGTGAGGTTCTCTTGCAGCCCGAGCTTGGCGAACTCGGTTTCGCGGCGGATCTCGGCAATCTGCAACTGCACCTGGCCGTCCTTCTCGCGGTTGGCGGCCTCGATGTTGGCAATTTGCAGCTGCGTCTGCGCGCGGATCTGATCGGCGCTTTCCTGCTGCTCCTCGCCGTCCTGCGGCTGCGCCATCTGCGCGAGCTTCTTCATGTAATCTTCCTCGGTAATCAGAAGATCATCGGGGTTGATCGACATGGCCTGCAAGACGAGCTTCATTGCCTGGTACGCGCGGAAGCCCACGCCCATGATCGGGTGCACGCTCCATTCGCGCAGGATCATCTGCAATTGCTGTGCCTGGATTTCGCGCACCAGCAGCACCGATGTGCCGCGCGCCTCGACCTTCATGTCGCCCTTGACCTCGGGCCGGTTCGAGAACTGCATGTTGAAGTCGTAGGTTCGGATTATCAGCCCGATCATGTCGTCGTCGTAATTCTTGACCACGCGGCGGAACACGACGTTGGCGCTGTTCATCAGCATGGTCATGCCGCTGGCGGTCTGCGTGATGTGTGCGCCCTGCTCGCCCTGCGCGATGAGCGGCATCGACACGGCTTCATCGACAAACCGCATGGCAAGCTCGATGATCTGCGCCAGCTGGTTCTGATTGAGCGGGATATTGAATAGCTCGAACGGCGGCGAATTGGGGTTGGCGTGCCCGCCGCTGATCTTGCGCCAAATCTTGCGGGCCTTGAGCTTCCAGCTTCCGTCGACCGGCTCGACGCCCTTCTGATCGACCACCACCTGCGGCGATACCGATAGCGCGGCGTTGTCCATCACCATGCGGACGGCCGAGTTGAGCATCGCCTGTTCGTGGCGCATCAGGCGCGGCACACCGACGGCGCCAAGGATGGTGGCCTCGGCCTTCTCGAAACTGGCGATCGAGTACAGCGAAGCGCCGGAATCCAGCATGTATTCGGCGTTGATCTTGAGGAGCTTGGAATTGCAGAAGAACACCGTGACCATGCGAACGTCGAGCGGGTCGGCGGTCTTGAGGTACTCGTTGGCCTCGTCCTCTTGTCCCATGGCTCGCACCAGCTTGGCAATCTCATGGATTTCCAGCGCGCCGTGGAACTCCCAAATGACGTAGCGGTCCTTGAGCGGTGATAGCGCGCTCTCGCTGCCGTGGTGCTCCATGTTGCGAAGCTCGGACAGATAGGACAGGTCGGTGACGTTCTCGGCACCGTGCTGCGCGCCGCCATCGGCCAAGAGCTTGCGCGTCGTGCCTTTGTTGAAGTCCATATCCTTCGCCATCTTGCGCAGCTGCTTGGCGTTGAGGAGGTGGCGCTCATAGGTGAACTCGGCGTCTTCAATCTCGCCGGCGTTCATGTCGGGGAAGAAGTGCCAGGGATTGACGCGGCGATAGGTCGGCACCTTCTGATCGGTGATCGGCTGCAACACGGCATTGCCCTGCCCGTCGACCTGCCAGCGCTGGGGCTGCTTGCCGCTGACCATCGGGCCTTTGATGATGCCGACGCCCAGCTTGCACATATCGGCAATGGCATCGCGGCACCGGGCCGGGAAGCGGCTCTCGGTCAGTTGATCGTCGATCAACCGCTCCATGGCCTTGCAACGCTTGGTGGCTTCCTCAATCTCGCGCTGCTGCTGCTTGGCGCGGTCCATCATTTCCTTTGCCGCGGTGGCCTTGGCCTGCACCTCTGGCATGGTGGCGTTGGGATTGCCGCCCTCGTCGACATTGGCGTTGTGCTGCTCGGTCGCCTGCTCGGCTTGTTGCGCGGCCTCCTCGGCCATGCGCGCAATCTCGCGCGCCTCACTGTTCAACTCGGGGATGGGTGTGGGATCGATCCCCCAATTGCGCTCGTCGTTGGGCAAGAGCATGTCGCCCAGGCGCGCGGCCCAGCTGTTCGTCTTGGGCCGGGTGATGTTGATGAACGTGCGCGAACGGCTGTCGTCGTTCTTTAGCTCGGTATCGGTTTCCTTGTCGTAGACGCCATGGAACTGCCGAAGATCCTCAAGCCAGCGCTGCTCGATCGAACCGCGCAGGCTCATCTGCTCGCGTGCTTGGGCGGCCAGCTTGCGAATGATCGGTTCGGCGGCGTCCTGCACCTTCTGCCAGCGCTGCCGGGCCTTGCGCTCCTGCGGCGTTTCCTTGCGCTGATTGCCCATATCGTCGGGCATATCGGGATCGTCATAGGCCATGATGGTGCCGTTATCGTCCACGTCAGTAGCCCCCGATCTTGCTGGCAATGTTGAAGGTGGTTTCGTCATTGCCGAACTTGGCAACCGGCGGCGCCTGCATGACCTGGCCCAGCATCATGCAGAGGTAACGGGTGGCATCCATGAGGTGATCGCGTTCCTTGACGATGCGGCCGCGCTCGTCGCGGCGGTAGAGGCGGTGTTCGCCCAGCCAGTTGTGAAGGGTGGAGAAGACCTTGAGCTTTCCGGTGGAGAGCATCTGCCACACGACTTGCAGCCCGGCTTCGACGGCATTGTCGGCGGGGATGACGTCAAGCCCGAGGTCGCGGTAGTTGGAGAGGATCTGTTGCCCGTCGCGCTGGCCGGAGCCTGCGGCGGCCGGGTCGATACCGCCGCGCAGCCATGCACCGCGCGCCTTGATGGCCTCGGCATGGACGGATAGCTCGGCCTGCCCGCGGTAGTGCTCGGAGTAGAGATAGACCACATCGGAATCGCGGTCGTGCGCGCCGAAGATGGCTGCGGTCTTGTTCCAGCCTACATCGAGCCCGTAGCCCTTGGCCCACCATTTCGGGATCTGGAACGGCGGGACGATGATTTCGGATTGAACGACGGGGTAGATGGCACCGGAGCCGAATGACGGCGTGCCTTTGGTGCGGGCGTCACGCAGGTGCGGCGGAATGCTTTCGAGCATTTCCGCCTTGGTCGCGGGGTCGAGGTGCGGAACGTCGTCCCACCCTGCCTGCACCATTGCCTTGCTGTCTGTGACGCGCGCCACCCATTACCCTCCGAAGCGGTGGGTTGTCGGTATACGATACGTCTTCCGATTAGGGGAAGGGGCGGCTGTGAATTACGTCCTATGGGGACTAGCGCAGGGGAGGGAGTCCGTGGAGCGCGCGGATACGGTTCGACACATCGACCTTCTGCCGATGGATCGAGGGCGGGAATAGAAACGCGCGCAGATGGCGCAGTGCCTCACTCATCGCCCGCGCCCTCCACCCTGAACGACGGCGAGCGCCTGAACTTGATCGTCTCACCAGTGGGCGCAGGGATCGGGCGCACCTCGCCAAAGGATCGGAGCATCATCATGCGGCGCGCTTTCAGGTGGAAGCGGAACAGCGTGTCCCGCCGCCGGGGCATGAGCTCGCGCAGGCGGCGACGGAGCAGAAATGTGCGGATTGGGTTGCGCATCATTCGTCCTCCGGCTTGGCGTAGAAGTCCTCGGGGTCGGCGTGGATGGCTGCTTTCAGCTCGTCGAAGGGGTGTTTGCTCATGCCATTGGCCTTTCGCTATCATTGAGAAACGACAGGACCAACTCGGTGAGGCCTGTCAGGGGGGTGAAGGTGGTCAGCAGCAGCCCGCGCGTCGTCGCCACACGAATGAGGCACTCGCCGTAGACGTCGACCGGGCATTCCTCGTCCAGCCAGATCACCTCTTTGGCGGTGCCTTGGAAGGAGCGGCGGCCCTGATCGTAGGACTTGAACGCCAGCCAGGACAGGCGCCCGCCCTTGTGCTTGATGCCCACGGTATCGACAAGATCCTGCACGCCCTGCTTCCACTTGATCGGGCCGATGCACTCGCGCGGAATCATGCCGGAGCCGTCCACGCCCTTGCGCCCGTCGAGCCCGCCGATGACGTTGCCCAGCAACTCTAGCTGGATAATGTCGCGCGTGGTTTCGTTGGTGTCGCCGGCCGCCCAGGCGCGTATCTCTTTCTTGAACCGATGCCCCGGCCACCAGTGGGGATATTGCCCGGTCAGGTGCGCGCTGACCTCGTAGGCGCCGGCGATCGTCTTCCCAACACGGTTGGCCGCCATGAACAGGCGCTCCCGAAACTCGGCACCATCGGCGAAGAACTCCATGTGCTTGGGGTACTGGTGCCGGCTGTGGAAAGTCTGCCCGCCTTTCTCGACCGTCTCGTCGGGGAAGAACAGCTTGAACTTGTTGAACCGGAGGAATTGCTCCTCCTGCTGGATCGGTGCCAGCAGCGCCTCGATCGTGGCGTCGTCCATGCCGGCGAGGAATTGCCCAACGTCAAGCTCGCGCAGGTCGAGGCCTTGCGCAGCTGCGCCGCGCTCCAGCACTGCGAATAGCTCGTCGCGGTAACCCACGTCAGCCCTTCTCGATGCGCTTGGCGGGCTTCATGTCGGTGAAGCGGCCCTCGATAATATCCTTGAGCTTGTCTTCGAGCACGTTGCGCTTCTCGTCGGTCGACACAGCGATCGAGCCCGTCAATTCGAGCGAGCCCTTCTTCACGTTGGTGAAGACGCCGCCAACCTCTTTGGCTGCTGTCTCGACTGCCTTGCGGATCTGCTCGGCCGCATCGAGCTTGCCCTCGGTGCCGGTCAGCATGATTTCTTTCGAAGCGTCGATGGTCTGCTGCAATTCGTCTAGGCGGTAGGCCTGGTGGAACAGCGGGCGGCGCTGCAATTCCTCGATGAACCTGGCGCGCGTGTCGTCGTAGAGCGGCGCCCACTTGAGCGCGGCCTGTGAACGGGTCGCGGGATCATAGTGGCAAATCGCTGGCAGGCTGACCTCAATGTCGTAGCGGTCCTTGATCTGCTTCTGCACCGTGGTGAGCGAGCGATAGCAAGCCAGCTGCACCACGATGAAGGCGCGCATGTCGTCGGTCAGCTTCGGGCCATGCGGCTCGGGCTGCTCCTTGGGCTTGCGCTTGGCCGGTGTTCGAGGGGCGGGCTTCCGTGCCATCAGCCCTGTTGCTCCAGCATGGCGTTGATCTTGTCGACGATTGGCGCCGGGATGGTGTGTTCGCCGCGCACCCACTTGCCGACGGACTGGAAGCCCCACTTGCCCATGCCAAGGGCGGCAGCGGCGGTGTGCTGGGTCAGCCCGAGGGTCTTGAGCGCAGAGCGGAATTGGTGCGGTGTCATGTCAGAGTTATCCGTTAAAACCGATTAAATCGCCAGTCTTGCGCTTCATCATCCTTGGCCAGCGGGTCACCGCCCACCCTCCGCATCTGGCAGCAATACCCGGCGCGTCATGGGCGGGCCTTTAGGGCGGCGATGCAGATTGCGAGCGCGGGGGTCGTGGCGTCCCATGCTTCCCAAGACTTGAACGGCCTGTCAGGCAAGCCGCCCCGCGTAATGTGCGCAGACCAAACCGCATGATCGACGAACCCAATCCAATAGCGGTCTAGTTTGAAGCCAAGACCCGGCTCTACCAGCGTCAGCGCGGCGTCGATGCTGGCGGTGAAGCGGGGCGGCGTAACTGTCTTTGGCGCTACTCGTGTGTCCTCGCCTGTTGCCAGCCACCATCCATCACCAGCAAACCGCCAGCCATAGCCGCTTTCAACAATCGGGCTTGGCACCTTGTCAGGATACACTGCTGCAAAGATAGCCGCATCCAACTCCCGATCCGGCCCCGTCGCAGCCTCAAGAGCGGCGATCAGTTCATCCTTCGGCATTGTCGGCTCCTTCGAGCAGGTGGCGGCGGACTTGTTCGCCAAAAGGCGTGAGGTAAGCGCCATAAATTGAGCGCGCAGTGATGCCCATGTTCATCAGCCCTCGCCCTGTGCCGCTAATGATCCACCACGTATCGCCATCATCCTGATACGCTCGCGTGAGGGCGAGGCGCTGGCCCGGAAGCAGGCCCGCTGCCAGTTCGGCAATATCCCCCTCACCCATCGGTCGGCTCCGTGAGGGCTGCGCGGGCGGCTTCCGTCATGTCGTGTTCGTCAATCTCGTCAAGCAACTCACCCCAAGTGAGCGCATCAACACTGATGCAGTCGGCATCAGCGCCACCAAGGCAAGCGTGCCACCCGCCAATCTGCCCAGCCATGCCATGTCCATCGGGACAGCATTCCCAGCCCCTATACCAAACGCACCGTCCATCAGTGGGGGCTTCGGGGCGCTGCAATAATTTCAGCGCATGATCGCGCCACATGTCGCCGATTACGCCAATCGGGTTGCTGTATTTCAACAGATGGCGGATTGCCCTAAGCACATCATAAGACATGACAGGTTTTGTCGCATCGACCGTGCTAGGCGTAGGCTGGCGCAACAGGCGCATTTCTTCGCGGAGCGGCGCTTCATCGCTACAAAAGCCCGCGTCAATAAACGCCTTGAGCGTTGTGATCGGCGTGCGGCACCAGCCACGGCACCAATCTTCAAGTTCGGCTTTCGTCCATTGTTGGGTCATACGGGGTCTCCTAGAAGTGCGTCGTCAGCCAAATTCTTGGCGCGCACACGAAAATCCTTGTGGTTAATCTCGCCGTTTTCGTAATTTGCAGAAATCCACCTAACCACATGAATGAGCGCGTTCTTTTGCCTAACCAGCGCAGCCTCGCTTTCATGCGCTGTTTGCAGCACTGCTAGCGTTTCGCGCTCACGTTCTTTGCTCGCGGCGAGCTCTTCCCCCATTGCATCCATCGCTTGCACGTAGCCGACTTCGCGGGCTTTCAGCGCGGCGAGTTCGGGGCGGGTCATTGGGTGGGTTCCTTCAATTCGATCCCCGTCAGACGCACATATTCCAGCGCCCATTCGAGAGCCTTCCCGGAACGAAAGCCACCCTCGTTATCGTCACCCGGCTTGATGCCCTTGCGGATCGGCACAAACCATCGCTCAGCGGGCGAAGATGCTTGATGTGGAATGCCGGTAGCGCCGCCATTTTCCAGCGTGCCGACAAGGCAGGCGCATTCGCCTTCATAGGTTGAACCGTCCACGCGGCCATCGCGCAGCGCGTTAATCAAATGCAGAACTTCGCCGTGGCCCATTGCAAGGATCATGAAAAAATCGGACTTAATGAAGCGCAGGTCGGCACCGCTCAGGTAGGCACCGCTCAGGTCGGCATCGCTCAGGTCGGCACCGCGCAGGTAGGCACCGCTCAGGTAGGCACCACTCAGGTCGGCACCGCTCAGGTAGGCACCGCGCAGGTAGGCACCGCTCAGGTTGGCACCGCTCAGGTAGGCACCGCTCAGGTTGGCACCGCTCAGGTAGGCACCGCTCAGGTAGGCACCGCTCAGGTCGGCACCGCGCAGGTCGGCACCGCTCAGGTCGGCACCGCTCAGGTAGGCACCGCTCAGGTCGGCATCGTTTTTGCTCGCCCACTTTACGGCCAATCCCATCTTGACGCTCGGCAGCATATCGGGCGTTACCGAGATTTCAGCCGTGAACTGCACCACACCAGACCAGCGGCTGCGGACTTCATATTTCTCAATCGTCTGTTCCATCTCAAATTCTCCCAATCAGCGCACCGAGCGCCAGTAAAAATGTCATGCCTGTGAAGGCGGTGGTCAGGGTCAACGCGAGGCGCATCATGCGTCCACAGCAAAGGCCGCATCGCCTTCAATCACGGCACGTGCGCGGAGCGCGGCGCAAATGCCTTTGGTCAGCTCGGCCCCGGTAAGGTTCCAGCGCAGGGCATTGACCAGCTTTTCCATGGTCGCGGACTTCATGCCCGCCAGCCCGTGACGCGCCGCCATAACGGCCAATTCAGCGCGCCAAAGAATGTCAATCGCTGTTGGTGGTAGGGGCTGGCACACGGCCTGCTGGGGTTCAATCCATTGCCCGATATTGTATCGCCCACGGCGGGCCTCGGGATAAATCCAAAGGCTTTGGCACGGCACGTCACGATGATCTGCGGGTGACACCCAAGCAAAGAACTTGCCGTCTCGCTCAAAGTCGGCATTGGAGGTATAAGACGCTTCCCGCTCTTGCAGGAACTTCTCATGTAAAACGGCAAGCGCGACATGGCTGCACCGCTTCATGGCCTTCATTTGATCCGGCAACCGACCAAGTTTGTCCTTGGCTGACTTGATCTCAACCGCGATGATCTCGGCGGGAGAGACGGCCAAAACGTCGATCCTATTACCGAACGAGCACGCGTTGACCTCGTGCATAATGCGCGCATCGGGCCGCAAAGCACGGAGCCGCGACACTACGGCTTCACGGACTTCCGCCTCTGCCTCGCTGCGATAAGCTGGCATCAGAAAACACTCCAAGAAAAATCCCAAACGCCGCCGCCAAGCGAGGCAACGCCTGCCCCAACGACCAGCCAGAACAGCGCCAACCCGGTCAAAGCGATGCGCCAGAATACAGCGCGGGTCATGGCTGTTGCTCCGCCAGTGCGAGAAGAGCGGCGGCTGTTCGCTCACGTTGAACCTTGCTGATCGTCCAGTCGCGCGCCCAATAGGTTTTCTCGCGCTCGCCTTCGGTATAGATCACCTTTGTCCCGGCAGCGTTGGGGCGGCACTCCTCAAGCGCACATTCAACCAAAATGTCTGTCTCGTTGGAAAGCCCCGAAAGCGCCATTACACGCTCCGCCAGTGCCTTGAGTTCTTCGCGGGTCATGGCTTCACTCCATTGATAGGTTCGTCGCGCATCCAAATGGCAATCGCTGCCGGATCGGTCGGGATGCAATCCCACTGCCTGCGCGCTTCGTCGATCACCTCTACGGGGCTGTTGAGCCTGTAGCCGTAGGCGTCGGCATCATCGAACTCGTCATCGACGCCCCACATCGCTTCGTTAATGCGGGCCTCTGCTGCCGCCAAAAGGCGGGCGGTGCGTTTGTGGCGGTTCATTGGGCGGGTTCCTTCAAGTTGCGGACGGCCCAGGCGCGCATCCTTGTCCAGCGGCGTTCCGGCGTTTCTTGCAAAATCCCGCCTTCATCGTTTTCCCATTCAATTTCTCGAACAAGCGGTTCCGCAATATCGAAAATCCTTGCAATCCTCTCTGAATCTTCGGGGTCAATCTTCGACAAATCTACGCCGCGCTGCAACCCAACACTCCCCATCGCGCAAACACCGTCGCGGCATTGCAGTTCGTTAGGGTAAAGCTTCGGCTCTGGCAGGGCATCAAGTGCCGCGATCAAGTCACGTAGGAACGCTTGCCCGCGCTTGCCACGGATTGAACTTGCGACAACGCCGCGCCACCTGATGTTAGCCCAATTGTCAAAATCGCAATCCTCAGTGTATCCAGATCGGCCCATCATTCTCACCTCACAAAAGCGGTCAAGCCGCGTTGAAAAACTGCCACACGCAAACATCAATGCCCGCAGCGTCCAGCCCGATCAGCACAGACAGAGCGAACACCGCTAGACCTGCGGCAAGCCATTGGTTGCGTTCGCGGCGGGTCACACCGTCACCGTCGCGGGCTTGCCCGTTAGCTGTTCGATCAATGCGGCTTTGCGTTCGGGCCAATCAGCGGGCAGGTTCCCGCGCGCGTCCATTGCCTTCCATTCCGCATTTGCCAGCGCCTTCGATAGCGGCGTGATGCACTGCATGGGGGTAAGCCCGTGGGCAGGTGCAGGGCTGCAAGGGCGGCGCATGTATGCGTCGATCTCATTCGCCACGAGTGCCATAGCGCGCGCCTGTTGTGAGGGGGCGGTCATGGCTGGCGTCCGGTTAGGGCGGCGTGGAGGCGGTCGATGAAACCCTCGGCTTGCGCTAGAAAGGCGCTATCCCGTTCGAAGTCGCCCTTATAAACTTCGAGCGGGTCGGCCTTAATCACCGCCTCCCGCACCATCTCCCGCGTCAACGCTGGTTGTGCCAGTTCCATGCCGCGCTTGAGGGCGGCGAGGGTGCTTTGCATCGCAGGAAAGTGATCCTGCCCCCCTTGCGCCATTTCTTCGGCGTAGGCGGTGTATGAGGCTGCCCTGTAGGCTGCGCTGCAAATCTCCCGCGCCTCGATCAGCAACGCATCCACAGGCTCCGGCGCAATCAGGCCGCGCTCGCGGAACTTCTCTAGCGCTTCATTGACGTGCCAATCAGGCGCATCGAAAACCGCCATCAGCCCCCGGAAATCGGCTTCTGTGATCTGCGTAGGCCTCACTTCGCTCATGCTTCATTCCCTTCCGTATTGCGGGCGGTGGCGAGGTGTTCGCTGATGCTGTCACACAGCAAATCGGTTGTGCTGCCCGCCTCATGGCTATCGAGCAAAGGGAGCCATTTCAGGCATTGCCGCAGCAAACTGCCGCTAGTGTCCAACCGGGCCTGTAGGTCGGCGGTGGCTGCCCCGGCTTCAATTGCGCCAAGACGCGCCGCCTGCCAGATTATGGCGTATCGCTCCGGCGCTCGGCCGGGCCTGCGATTGCCTTGGCAGCGATCAGCAACGATGGTTGCAATGGTGTTGGCCTGTGGCGTTTCGTAAACAGTCATTCCCCGCCCCCGATCATGCCGCGCGCATCCCAAGTCTTGGACGGCCAGCACACAATCAGAATAGCGCACGCCAAGTTGAGCGCGAAGATGGCGGTCATGCTTCTTCCCTCCAGATCGCGCGCCTGGTGCAGATGTATGCGCCGTAGGCGTTGTCGATGCGGTCCATCGCGCGCGAGGCTGCGGGCCCGGTCTTGAAGGTGAGCGTCTTGCCGGTGATGCGGTTGGTCACCTCGTAGCGCAGGGGCTTGCTCTGGCCGCGGTGGCCGAACTCTTGCTGGGGGGTCATGCCAAGGCCTCCTCGTAACCACAGTCGCAGCCGACTTGGTAAAGCTGGTATTCCGAGCAGGTGCACTCGGGAGGTCCAGCCGGGTCATACTTGGGATCGTAGCGCTCGCTGCTTTTGACGCTCTCGGGACCGTCCCATGCTTGGTTGAGTTCCTGCTCATGGGCGAGGCCTGCCGCCTGATCGGCCCAGCGCTTTGCGCCTGCCTCGTCAGTGACGCCGGCGCATTTGAGTTCCTTCTCAATGTCGGCAAGCTCGTAGCACTCGACGATCACGTCGAAGCGGGCGCCCTTGCGGGCGTAGTTTTGCGCGGCATAGTCCGCGACGATCTTGGCGAGCGCGCTCATGCTCCGAGCCCTCCCATCGCCATCGCAACCATGACGCGCATTTCCTCGTCATAATCCTCCATCCGCGATTCATCGTCGCCGCTGAGCTGCTTGCGCTGCTCGTCGGTGATGAAGGCGTAGGCATCGTAAAGGTCGATAATATCGCCGTCCGAGTTGCGCGGGATCGCGGCGAACTCGTCGTCGCTGAAAGGCTTGTCGCGGCTGTCGAGGTAGCTCATGGACTTTTCTCCTTGAAGCGGGGTCTATCCCCTGTGTCCGAACGGGACATTAGCGCGCCTGTCGTAATAGTCAATAGGCTTCATGCAATCATATCGTCGATGTTGCGGCCCCGGCGCTTGAGCCCGTATTTCTTCTGCTCAATGTCGAGCCATCGCTCACGGTTGTTGCGGATGCGCGCCTGATCGGCGGCGACACGCTCGGCTATCTCGCCCTCGTCCTTGGCCTTCTCGACCTTGCGGCGGCCGCCATTGGTGGGCGGTGCCACGTCCTCGATCGGCAGTGTCCATAGTCTTTGGTCGATCACCGGCGGCCAGGTTGAGGCGCTGAACAAGCGGAACATCGTGCTCGCCATTTGCGAGTCTGTCAGTCCCATTAGGACGCGGCACTGGTCCCTTGTGGTGTTGAGGGTCACCGCGGCGCTGATGCGCTCCAGCCGGTCGCGCAGCATCGGGGTCAGGCTGGAGGGGGGTTTCATGCGGTGACAGGCTCCAGCATGGCGCGGGCCTCTGAGGGAGAGAACCCCTTGGCGCGGAACAGGCGATAGTCGTCACGCAGATGAAGTGGGCAATCAGCCCACACCGGCGGGCGGCCCGGGCTTTTGACGCCGACCAGGTTGCCGCTTGCCTTGGCGGCATCGGCGCGGCGGCGGCGCACACCTTCGCGGGCTATCGGGTGATGCAGTGCGCCCTCGCGTTCTAGCGTCTTGTGAACCGTGGATTGGGCAACGCCGACGGCGCGGGCTATGTCTGCCCCACCGTATCGGCCGCTCGTCCACATGGCGACGATCTGCGCCGCGCTCATGCTGCGCGCTCCCGCGCGGCAGGCGCGTCCCAAAATGCTGTCTCGCCAGCATGAAAGCCGATGCTCCGGTTTACGCTGTGCAGCAGTTCAACCTGCTCCGGCGATGGCAGCCCATCCGCCTTCCCGGTGTTGCAGCGCTCATGCGTCAGCAGCAGATTCCCGAGGAACTTGCCCTCGGGGTGCGCGGCTGACCAGGCTTTCGGCCAGACGTGATCGAACGTCAGCTTATTGGTGGTGAAACTGCGCTTCATCCGGTTGCCGCAGATCCCGCAATGCCCGTTCTGCGCCTCGTAGTAGCGGCGGCGAAGCATCTGCATGGCGAAGCGGTGGATCGGCCACTGGCAGTCCTGCTCGCCGCTCATGCTGCTTCTGCCTGCTGCGCGATGAACTGCTGGTAATCATGCCAGCCGCGGCCCTGCGTGTACGTCCCGCATTCAGGACAGCGGCGAAGCAAGCGCTCGGCCTCCAGTACGACACGCTGCGTTTCCGGCATGGCGTCGATCATGGCCTGATCGCAGCGCTCGTACTTGAGCTTCTGACGGGCCTCGCGCAGCCTGGCCTGCAATTCCTGCTCGACCTTGGCGCGGGCCAAAGCGCGGGCGCGGGTCGCATCGTCGTCGCGCTCCCACTCGGCCGCAATGTCGAGCAGCTGCTTGATCGTCGGGTAGAACGTCAGGCGGGCATGTGCCTCGCGTTGCAGCCACGTCAGCATTGCCCTCGGCTTGCCGGTGAAGTGCTCGATCATGTTCGCCATGCGGATCTCACCGGTGGCGTCATCGTCCCCACGCTTCGGCATGTCAGCCAGCAAGCGAGCAAATTGCAGGACGCATTCACGATCGGCCAACACCAGCGCCGGAGATGGTGTTGCAGCCCAGCGCGCTACCGATGCGAGCTTGTCATCGTCGAGCCGGGCGGGAAGCGCCCGAACCCTATCCAATGCCGAGTTCTCGATCGACGGCGCGGAGGTATCCGTCGCGGGTATCGCGGGCAGGTTTGTTTGAGCGTTCATCTTTCTTCATCCATTCGTCAGCGTTATTGATCCAAGTGCGGAAAGCAGCCTGCCAGTCGTGAGAGACGCGGTTCTTGTCGCAGGCATGATCTCGGAACTTGCGAAACTCGGCGTCAAACTTGCCGGGTGGCCAGCCATCAACGATCGCTTGGGCTCGCTCCGAAAGGTCTGGCTCGAAGTCCTGCGGCAAAGCGCCTGCGCGTTTCGATTTCGCTTTGGCGATGGGGACTACAGGGGGAGAAGAACCTTTAGGTTCTTCGTTGGGAATGGGAGTGGGAGTGGGAGGTTGATTTTGGTTGCAACCAGATTCAACCGCGGTTGAATGCCTTCCCTTTCTTTTCATGGCACTAGCTTGCCCAGCGGCGCGCTGTTTTTCTCGGTACTGTTTGACAGCGGCGGCCTCGTCCGTCAGACGGCGCTGCGTCCAAAACCCATCTTTGACCGTAAAAAACTCGCTCAGGATTGGCTTGGCCCGGCGCCATTGCGCGGGGGTCATCTTGGCGTAGCGAGCCAGTAGGCGGTCATCATCCGCCAGCCGATTATCGCGGCTGCGCCAGGCAACCATCAGCAGCAGCAGGTACGCACCGTGCTCGATCGTGGTGAGGTGGGTGGTGTCGCCAAGATAGGCGTCCGTCCACAGTGGCATGGCGGGGAACTCAGCCATTGAGATCGTCCCGGTTCCGCCAATCGTCGTTAGTGGCCGCGTGCGCAAAGACTTCCTCGGCACACTTCTCCGGATCTGCCCATATTTCGCTGCCCGTAAAGTGCAGAACCTTGAATCCTAGAGACTGAAAATAGCGGTCGCGTTGCTTGTCGTGCCGAGCTTGTTCCTTGGTCTTTTCATGGAACTCGTGCCCATCGCACTCGACAATCATCCAGCGAGGATCTCGGATTTCGAGAGGAAAGGAGCAATCGTGAATGAGGAAGTCGACGCGATAGCGCCCAACTTGCGACTGCTGATAGATGTAGAGCGTCTCATCCTTGAGGAATCGAAAAGGTGAGTTCGACTTTCCCATAAACTCGACGGCGAAAAACTCTCGACCGTCTTGGCCGTTGTAAAGCGCAGCGAGAAGCAGCTTCTCTATGGGGCTTTCACACTGATCTAAGACGCGGCAGCAATCCTCCTCATGGACAAGCGCCGCATGTTCGGCGCCGTCTTTGATGAAAGCGGCAATCCTGCTTTCGTAGTTTTCTTTCTTGGCCATCATTGTTTCCTTGTTATTGGCCCCGCATGAACCGCTCGAAAGCGCACTCGGCGCTCATTTGGTCGAGGTCGCGCTCCACCGGCACATAGCGCGGCTTGGGCGGCGGCGGCGCGACGGGCGCAGGCGTGATGCCCCACACGTCGGCCAGCGTGCCGTGGTCGCGGAACGGGAAGCGGTTGGGCGCAGCGCGCGGCGGGCCTTCGTCGTATCTCATGCGGCCACCTCAAACCTGTCTGTCTGATTGCCCCATGCTTCCCAGCCGGGGCGTGCCGTGCGGGCGAATAGCTCCACCCTCGGAAGGTCGCCGTAGAGGCGCACAATATCGTCAGGGATGCGGTCGGGCTTGCGGCTGTGCTCGCGGATCGGCTCGACGACGAGCTGGCGCACGCTGGCTGACTGGCGCGGCAAAGATCCATTGAAGCCAAGCAGGCACATTTCGGGATTGGATCGCGTGGTGTACCCGGTACCGATATGCCAGCTGGTGTCGAGCTTGCTGCGCTTCGCCCACGTAAAGGCGACGGTCTTGTACTGAAATCCCCATGCCTTCATCGTCTCGATGCCGACGTCGAGGAGCGGATCTGTCACCCAAAGGAACAGCGCGCAGTCACCTGACGCCAGATGGCCGACGGGGAGCGCTTGGATCTGCTCAATCGAGAGCGTGTCGTAATGCCGGTTCGGATTGCGGCTCTCGCCCTTCGCGCTGTAATTGTCGAAGGGCCAAGCCGGGTCGGCATAGATGATGTTGTAGCCGAACATGCGCAGGCCATCGAAGGGGGTTGGTGCCGTCACCGTAACCGCCAGACGATCGCTTTGCGTCCTGTCTCGGGGTCAGTGCGGCGCTCGCCGCTATCCTCAATCAGGCCGGCAGCGCGAAGCTCGGACGTGCGCGGCTGAATTGCCCGGTAGGTCGCGCCGGTCAACGCAGGAAGCTCGAACGTCGCCAGCAATCCATGATTGAAAAGCGCAACCAAAACCTTGTCGCGCAGATCCCCCGCACGCGATGCAATGCTAACGGCCGCGTCCTGAGACGTGTCGCCGCCTTGGTGGCCTGGTGCCTGCGGATAGCGCTCGGCATAATCGAACAGGCTCGCCATCATGTTTCCCCCTGGCGCGCTTTCACGCGGTCACTGATGCGTTGAAGGTCGCGGGTGAAATCGGGCGCGGCGGGCTGGGTAACGAGCGTCACCTTCTCGAATCCGGCCGCGGCGTAGATGCCGGGCATGTCTTCGAGCACCAGCATGAGCAGGGGGCGGCCGACCATGGGCGACAAGAGAACCGACGTGCCAAGCACGCGGTACAGGGTGTCGGCGCGCGGGAAGCCCTGCGGCGGCGGCGTGCCTAGCCAATCGCCGGTGATGCTGATGGCAAGGTCGCCAGCGCCCCAGCCCTGCGTTTCCACCATAAGCGGTGCGTCGTCGATCGGCGGAGGAGGCGCCAATGCTGGCACCTCCCCGCTTTCATCGGCAGCGAGCCAGCGCAGGAAGCGCCCGATCATGCCTCGGCCTCGGCCATTTTGCGCGCGGCGGTCTTGTTGAGCGGGATCTGTTCGCCGCCGTTGATCGACATGCTGATGCCGGTGCCTTCCGCGTCGGCCTTGGCAGCGGTTGCAGCCCAATTGCCGAGCGGCGTACCTTCCATGCCGAGCGCGTTCATGTAGGTTTCGAGCAGCATTTCCTGCTCGCTGCGGTCCTGCGGCTTCATCTTCCGCAGCTTGATGACCTGCTTCATGGTCTTCGGGCAGTAGCCGACGGCTTTTGCCTCTAAGAACACATCCTTTATATCGTCAGCGATACCCTGCTTTTCTTCTTCAAGCCGTTCGGCTCTTTCGATAAGCAGACGCAAACGGTCGTCCGTGGCATTAGCCATCGTTCGCCCCCTTCTATGGCGCCGTGAATGGTCGACCCTATACCGGGGGGCGCCTGCCCCGCCGGGCCGCGCGTCAGGCAGCTTCTTTGGTTTGCTGCTGCGATTGATGACGGAGAACGACGCGCACGAAGTCCTCCGCGGTAACTGCGCCGTTGGTCACTTGGCGGTATCGCTCGATGACTGCGGCCTTGGGCATTGTCTGCCCGGTTTCATGTTTGAGAACGGCCGAACCATTCGACATGCCGATCGCTTCCGCGACGTCAGCCAAGCTCAAACCTTTCCAATTCCGATAATCTGCTAGTTCCATGGGCCCGATATATGTCCCAATCGGATACATACGCAAGTTCTTTTTTTGTTGCTTTCCAAATGCGAGTAGCGTCTCTTTTCGGCAGGAGATCGAGATGGGTACTCAGACACGAAACTATGCGGCCAATCGCATCAGGCAATTGCGCCTGGATCGCGGCTTGTCGCTTGAGGCTTTGGGGCTGGCGATGCCGTCGCAGTTGACGGCGAGCACAGTTTCCAAGCTGGAGAAAAGCACGATGGCGCTGTCAGCGGATTATCTGCTGGAGTTGGCCGGGGTGCTGGGTGTGTCCCCGCTCGAAATCTTGCTGGAAGGTGGGGGAGCTCGCACCCGCTACGTCCCAATCGTCCGGTGGGGGGAGATTGGCGATTACCTCAAGGGAGTGTTCAGGAACGTGGAAGTGGTCGCAATACCCGCGTCGATAGCGGGGCCAGAATTATTCGCAGTCGAGATTGATTCAGAGCGGGCGCCTTACCTTATGTCGGAAGGCTTCGCTGTGGTTGATCCCAAACGCCTGACCCTTGAAGACAAGGGCTGGTTTTTGCTCGCCTTGAATGACGGTGAAATGCAGGTCGCGCAGTTCATCGCTTCACCACCATCTTTGATGTTCTCCGATTCGGTACCGGAACCAATCGGGGCGCGTCCGTTCACGGTGCTTGGCCGCGTGGCCTATACGGGGCAAGCGCTGGGATAAGTTATCGTATGTTGTCGCATAAAGACGCATAGAGTGTTGACAGGCATTTCCTAATGTGACAGACGTGTTCTCGAAAGGGGACACGTCTTGTCTTTTCCTGACCTCATCAACTGCTCCGATGCCGTCGCTGCTGCGACCGTTGCCAGCCAGCCAGCACCCCCGCTGGCGGGCAACAATCCGGCTTCCCCCCATAGCGCCCCCTGTGAAGCAGCGGCAGGGCGTGCTTTCTCCCACCTCGGCTATGTCATGGTCGAGGGCGACGAGTGGGACGGGGACGGGTTCTATACCAAGGCCTACTTCGCCAAGCCCGAAGGCGGCGGCCCGAGCGAGTGGCTCGACCACGATCGGTTCAACTTCACTCCCACCTATGACTGGTTCTGCGGCGCCGTCGATCGGATGATCGAGCGCAATGCTTGGCTGGTTGCCAACCCGGCGCGGTGGCAGGCATGAGCGCCGTCCGGTTTCAATTCACCGTCGAGCACATGGTTGGTCGGCAGGAGCTTGAATTGCGGGTGACCTATTCTGTCTCCCCCTTCATCGCCGCGACCTACTGGCAGCCGGCCGAAGGCGGCGAGGTCGAGATTGTCTCGATCAAGCACGGCGGTCAGCCGATCACCCTTAGCGATGACGAAGAGGAGGCTTTGCTCACGCTGGCACAAGAGCGCGCTGGCGATGACATGGCCGCCGAAGCTGCTGCGCGGGATGACTGGCGCTATCAGGAATACCGCGACCGCCTGCTTATGGGTGATGACCAATGAGCGCAGCCCACAAAATCTGGCAGGGCGTCCTGCGCCAAGACGGCACGATCGGCCCCGAGCCCTATCGCGGTTGGGCGGTGCGCTTCGATCCCCCGCCTATCCCGATCCGCTCGTTCGACTGGAGCGCCACCCATCCCGACTATGACGCGGATTGGCGCGGCGATGAAGAAGGCTGGGTTGGCAACGGCCTGTCCGCGCAGGCGGGCTCCTACGCGGAGCTTTGCGCCGAGATTGATGCGATCGAAGCGGAGCGCGCGGAATGAGCGGCTTCGATTACATCAACCGCACGTATGGCCTGTCAGTCAAGCGAGGAACTCGCGTTCGCTACACCGGCGATGATGTTGCCCGCAAGGCTGGCGGCAGGCTTGGTACAATCACTGCCACTAACGGCGCGCATCTGCGCATTCGCATGGATGGGGACAGCTTCTCGCAGCCCTATCACCCCACATGGGAACTTGAGGTGCTGCCATGACCCGCAGTGCCACCCCCTACGCCAGCGCTGGCGCCACCAAGACCTTCGAGGGCTTCGACGCATCGGTTCCCATCGCCGGCTACTACCGCATGAAGATGCGCAGCGGCGGTGTCCGCGGTGTGGTCAAGCTCGTCTATGGACCGCCGCTCGATCCTGTGACTGGCGAGGAGCTTGATCGCAGCTGGAGGTGGATGGCCTTTTTCAATGGCGAGGCAATCCCCGTCGAGCGCGCCTGGCCGGGCTGCGCTGGCGATCCCACCGACGAGCAACATTACCAGCGGGCCATCGCCCGCCAAGCATGGGCGCAAGAGAGCGCGCCCGATTCCGCCTACGCAGATCCGCGCAAGAAGCTCGACCTGCTTTCATCCCCACTACCTTTTTAGGAGCACCCCCATGCCAATTAAGCAACTTGAAGCCGAACCCGAAACCGCAGGCCTCGGGCACAACAAGCCGCCGATCGAAGACGACGTGCGCGCACAGTTCAAGGAGGCGCTTCTCGACGAGCGGCCCGACTTCCTCGCCCGCGTCGAGAGCATCGAGGAGGCGGCTGACCGCGTGGCGGTCACCGACGAGGACACGTTGGGTAAGGCTGGCGACTTTGTGAAGATGATCCGCGCCGCCGAGAAGCACGTCTCTGACACGCACGTCGCGGTCAAGGCGCCTTACCTCGCCGCCGGCCGCACCGCCGACGCGGAGAAGAATGCGCTCGTCACCCGGCTGAACACCGCCAAGGCCAAGGCTGAAAAGCCGATGAACGCCTATGTCGCCAAGCGCGAAGCTGAACGCCAAGCGGCATTGCGCCTTGCCGAACAGCAGCGCCGCGAAGCCGAGGCCAAGGCCCGCGCCGCCGAGGAGGAGCGCCGTTGGTTGGCCGAGAAGGCCGCCGCGCTCAATGCTCCGGCACCGGCACCGGTACCCGAACCGGTCTATGTGCCCGAGGTCGAGCCGGTTGCGCTCAAGGAACCGACGCGCAGCGATGGCGGCACCACCGTATCGGCCCACACCGTCTGGCACGCGGAAATCACCGACTTCAATGCGTGCTTCGGTGCGGTCGAGGATGACGAACGGGTGCGTGTTGCCGTGCAGAAGGCAATTGAGGCCCGCGTCCGAGCTGGCGCCCGCAAGATCGCAGGGGTGCGGATCTACTCCACCGCCAAAGCTGTCAGCGTGTGACCTTCCGCATCCGCCCATACGACCCCAGCCGGAAGCGCGCCAAGCGCACCCCCGCGCAGGAGGCCGCGACCCAGCGCAACTTCCGCATCTTCCGGCTGCGGAGCCTGTGGGCGCTGGCCTACATTCTGACCGAGCCCAACCGGTCGGCGGTTCAAGCTCTGATCGACGCAGAATTGCACAGCATCGGAGCCCGCACCCAGCGCGAGCATGAAGAAGCGCTGCGGGCAAAGTGGGAGAAGCTCTCCCACATCGAGATCGACGACGACGAAATCATTTTCTGAAAGGAACCCACTCCATGAACGCACGTACCCAAGCCGTTGCTCGAATGAACGAAGACCAGGACGCCAGCGTCCAGCGCGCCATCGCGGCGCGCGAGGAACAGGAGCGCCCCAAGAACGCGCTCGAAGCCATGGCGATGCGGCTGCAAGTCAGCACCGCCGGGCTGAAAGACACGCTGATGAAGACCGTGTTCAAGGAATGCCGCAACGACGCCGAGTTCATCGCCCTGATCGTGGTGGCGAACCAATACAACCTCGATCCGCTGCGCAAGGAAATCTACGCCTTCCCCGCCAAGGGTGGCGGCGTGGTGCCGATGATTGGCTATGATGGCTGGATACGCATCATGAACGAGCACCCGCAGTTTGACGCGCTTGAGTTCGATCACATCGTTGACGAAAAGGGCAAGGTTACGGCGGTCGAAGGCATCCTTTACCGCAAGGATCGCACCCGCCCGACCAAGAAGATTGTCTATCTCGACGAGTTCAAAATCGAAAGCAATCCTAACTGGAAGTCGCGCCCGAACCACATGCTCGACGTGCGTTGCCTTTGCCATACGGTTCGTATCGGCTTGGGTGTATCGGGCGGCGTTGAAGGCGATGAGGCTGACATGGCGGAATACCGCGACGTCACCCCGCAGCGCTTGCCCAGCAACGACGAGCTCGACACGCGCGCGCAGACCATCGACCACGATCCCGACACCGGCGAGGTGCAGGACGACGAGCCCGCGCGCGACGAGCAAACCGGCATGACCGAGTTGTCCGAGGACGAAGCCCGCGCGCTCGATGCAGCGCAGACCTATCAGGATCTTGACGGGCCGGTTGACGACGAGACGCAGGACGATAGCGAGCCCGAGGAGGAGGAAGCGCAGCCCGCCGGCATGAACGACGCGCAGAAGGCAATCCTTGTCGAGATTGAGCGCCGCATCGCCAAGGCGGAAATCGTTGCCGACATTCGCGCCGCCGATGCCGAATGGCAGAAGCACAAGGTCACCTTCCCCGAGTCCGTCGTCAAGAGCATGGACGAGGTGATCTACCGCAAGGCTCAACGTGTGGGCGAAGTCGCCGCAAGAGGTGGCAAGTGAACGATCGGTTCCTACGGCTCAAGGAGGTGGTGGAGCGTACCGGCATGACGCGCACCACGCTCTATCGCTGGATCAAGGACGGCAAGTTTCCGAAGCAGGTCAAGCTCGGTCAGGCTTCGGTGGCTTGGCGCCAGTCCGAGGTTGAGGAGTGGATGAAAGATCCGACCGGATGGGGGAAGGTGGCATGAGCGGCAATCCTTTTATCTCTAACTGCGACGTGGAGGCCATTGCCGATGAGGCGACGGGCATAAGCATGGGCGATGCAAACGGTGGAGTCATTTTCGTCATTGCCCTCACCAATCCGAAGGGGCGCGATATTGCTGCGTTCTTGAACCGCGAGATGGCGCTTGAGGTGTTCGGTCGGTTTTCCGAACAGCTGCGGGAAATGGGGTGGCTGCAATGACCGACCGTGGCAAAACCTTTAGCGCTCCGATGGTGCGGGCGCTGCTTGAGGGACGGAAGACGCAGACGCGGCGGTTGTTGAATCCGCAGCCGTCAGATTACCAATGCGCAAGCAATCCTCCTGCTACCGGTAACGTCAAGAAGCACGATAAGCCCTACTTTGATCGCTACCACAAAGGCCCGTTCTGGTGCTGGTGGGATGAATACGATCGGCAGGGACCAGACTGGATTCGTGTGCCTGATGCCCCCGGCGACAGGCTCTATGTGCGCGAGCATTGGAAGACGACGCCCGCCTATGACGATCTCGCCCCGCGCGACATGGGCGGCGAGGAACCGCTGTTCTATTTGGCGGATGGTGTGACCTTCAATTGGGCCGAGGCTGACGGCGATGTTGTCGGCCGCCACCGCCAAGCAATGCACATGCCGCGCTGGGCCTCTCGCCTAACGCTGCTTGTCACCGATGTTCGGGTGCAGCGGTTGCAGGATATTAGCGAGGCGGATTGCATTGCCGAAGGGATCGAGCAGGTAGGGCGCCATGGCGGGGAACCGCTTTGGAAGAACTACAGCGACGGGCCGACCGCAGCCTTTGTCTGTCCGATTAAGAGCTACCGCCTGCTCTGGAACTCCCTGCACTCCGCCCCCGGCACGCGCTGGGAAGACAACCCGTGGATCTACGCTGTCACCTTCGACGTGCGGCACGGCAACATCGACCAAATCGGAGGCTCCAATGACTGACCTCACCCCCGGCGAGGCGGCAATCCTCGACCTGCTGGCAACGCGCCGCAACGGCTTCACCTTGGAGGAGGTGGCCGAGCAGTGCGGCACCACAAAGAACAGCGCTAAGGTGATGATCTGCAAGATGCGCCGCAAGGGCTGCGCGATCGTCTCGCCGCTCCACATCAGCAAGCAGGGGCCGCGCAAGGGCGTGCGGCTGGCCTATGTGCTGGGAGGTGAGGCGTGACCTTCCGCTATCTCAGTGTTTGCTCGGGAATTGAGGCGGCCAGCCGGGAATCCTGCGCCGCGCCGTGAAGCGGGGCAAGGAGTTGCCGGCACTATTGATGCGGGCTCTGGCAAGCGTGGCGCACCAGCAGCAGAGCGAGGACAACTGATCGCGCGCCAGCACGGCCCGACAATCTCACCGGCGATGAAGGCGAGGGACAGCAAAGGCCCGTCCAGCGATGGCGATGGCGATGGCTTGCCGCTCATTTCGGTCGCCCATGCCCTGCGCGGCGAGGGCTTTGATGCCAGCGAGGACGGCACCGGGCGCGGGACGCCGATTGTGCCGGTGGCCATCCACTCCGACGCGATCGGGCGCGACGGTATCAGCAAGACAGCCGGAGCGGATGCGGCGGGCGTGGTGCGCAAGCGGAACGCTGGCATGGGCATCGCTGACGATGGCACCATGTATTCTCTGACCACGGGCCAGCCTCACGCCATCGCCATCCAAGAGCGCGCCGTGAGCGAGAACCCAGACGCTGGCCCCGATGGCAAGGGCTGGCGCGATGATGGGGCCGCCTACACGCTTGAAGAAGCACGGCGATCCGATGGCAGTCAAAACTCCGATCAGGAAGGCGTGCTCAATCTGCGGCGAACCAGCGCACAGCAAGGGCCTCTGCGGCAAGCACTACATGAGGGCCAAGCGAGCTGGGGAGTTCGACGCTTAACCCCCACTGAGGCAGCCAGATTGCAAGGCTTCCCCGACGACTGGGCGCGCATCCCTTGGCGCGGCAAGGCGGCTGAGGATTGCCCCGATGGGCCGCAATACAAGGCGTTCGGGAATAGCATGGCGGTGAACGTGATGACCTTCATCGGAGAGCGCATCGAGGCGGTGCGCGATCCGACCTAATCCCATCGGGCAACCCTCTCCCGCCCGATGGCTTACTGACCTCGCTTCGGCGGGGTCTTTTTTTGCCCGGCGCGCGCAACCGGTGCACTTGTGTGGGCATCGGTGTGGGCATCGCGCGGCGCGCACCCTCAATAAATGGCGCAATTCTGCCGTTTCTCTATGGGGTTTCGACGGGCACCCGCTCCGTACCCGATTAATATCATAGCCGTGCATCCCGTCCCATACAGACAAGACAATGACGGCAGGCGATGCTAGAGCTTGTCCCATATTGTATCACATTGCGACAAGCGCTCTCACCAATGTGCGGGCACCAATGTGGGCACCGCGCCCCGATGTGGGCACCGATGCCCACAAATGCGGAGACTGATATGAAGCTGACCGACCTCGCCGCGCGCAAAGCAAAGCCCGCACCGCGCGACTATCGCATGGCCGACGGTGCAGGGCTCACCCTGCTGATTCGCTCCAATGGATCGAAGCTCTGGCGGTGGCGCTACCGTTTTGCGGGCAAGGAAAAGCAGATGGCAATCGGCGCCTATCCCGACGTCACCTTGTCCGAGGCGCGCGAGGCACGCGACCAGGCGCGCAAGATCCTGCGCGATGGGTTCGATCCTTCCATGCAAAAGCGCAAAGAGGAACGCGACCGGCGGGCCTCCGGCCGATCGACCTTTGAGACGGTGGCGCGGGAATGGCACGACCTCAACGGGCCGCGCTGGACCGAGATACACCGGGCCGACGTCATCAACAGCTTGGAGCGCGACGTCTTCCCGCGCATCGGCAACCTTGCCCTAGTCGACATAGACAGCCCGATCGTGCTCGAAGCCCTGCGCCCGGTCGAGAAGCGCGGCGCGGTCGAAACTGCACACCGGCTGCGGCAACGTATTCAGGCAGTGTTCGCGCTGGCAGAGTCGCAAGGCCTGGTGACACACAATCCCGCGGCCAACGTCATCGCGGCATTGAAGCGGAAGCCGCGCGCCAAGAAGCAGCCGGCGATCGTGGACGTGGCGCAGCTGCGCGAGATCCTCACCGTCACCGAGGCGTCGGGCGCTTACCCCGTCACCCTGCTGGCATCGCGCCTGCTGGCGTTGACCGCCGTGCGACCAGGCACGTTGCGCCGCGCCGAGTGGAGCGAGTTCGAGGGTGTTAATTTTGGTGCCTCAAATGCCGACGAAAAATGGGACATGGCCCTTTGGCGCATCCCGGCCGAGAAGATGAAACTGGAGAAGGAGCGCAAGGGCGAGGAGGCATACGATCATGTCGTTCCGCTCACCGCCCAAGCGCTCGAAGTAGTGCAAGTCGTGCACCAGTTGACCGGCAATTGTGCCTACGTCTTCCCCGGCCAGCGCCACGCCCACCGCCCGCTATGCGAGAACGCAATCGGCTACCTCTACAATCGGTGCGGGTGGCATAGCCGGCACGTTCCCCACGGTTGGCGCGCGGCATTCTCCACCGTGATGAATGAGCGCCGCCCGGCTGACCGATACGTCATCGACGCGATGCTCGCCCACGTCCCCAAGGATAAGGTCGAGGCGGCCTATAACCGTTCGGAGCACATGGCGAAGCGCCGGGAGATTGCGGAGGAGTGGGCCGCGCTGCTCATGGAAGGGATGGCGCCGGCGGCGGATCTGCTGGGGCTTGCTCGAAGGGGGTGACTTTAAGAGGCTGAACTACTTTCCTGCGAGGGACATTTCGCGGAAATGCTTAAAGCCGCGGATAGCGCCCGAACACCACCCAATGCAGCCAGAGGCCAGCGTCCATCTTGGCCGCGCCCCTGCCGCGCCAGATCCGGTAGGCTGAGATCGCTCGGCTGAACATGGTGCTCGGTCCTCATGTTAAAGAAACGCGATTCCTTTTACACGTCGCGGGATCGTGTTAAAAATCCTACCCAGTCTGCCCAAAGTTGGGCTTCCCCTGCGAAGTGTAGTGCGCAATGTTGGCGGTCCCAATCACAAGAAACGCACCCGCGAAGATCACCAGCGCATAGCGCCGGGCCAAGCGCTTCGGCACCTTCTCTGTCCCCAGCGTGCGCCAGAGCGCATAGAAGGGCAGCGCGAACGCGGCGGCCAGCACCACGGTATAGATCCAGAGAAGCATCATTCCTCCTTGGGGTAGAGGGTAGCATTCCAGCGCGTGTTGAACGCCGAGACAATCCGCCCTTCTACCTCTTTCGCGCGCTCACGGCGAGCCTCATATTGCGTGTCGTCCAGCCGGCCCATTTCATACTCGAAGTCGATCGTACGCTTTTCCTTGCGGACCTCGCGCATGAGCTTCTGCGCTTCCTTCATCGCCGGCACCAGCGTCAGCACCTTCTCCTTGCGCTCGGCATAGGCGCGCGCCTCGGGGATCTGCTCGGCCTCGATGTAGCGCTTGGTGTATTCGTAGGCCTGCTCGACCTCGCCCACGCGATCGTAATACCGGCTTGTGTCCTGCCAGCCGGGCTCGCCGCCGATGAGCTTGCGCACGAACGGTACGTCGTTGGCCTCGACCTCGCCCCTGATAACCTTGTCAGGCAGAGCGGCATTGCGGTCGACAAAGCCACCGGCCGCGCCCGTCACAAAGCCGAACATATATTCGAGCGTCTCGGGGCTCACGTCCACCCAGCCGGGCTCGACCACATTGCCCCCGGTCGCGTTCGTCAGGAAGTCCGTGACCTCGCGCCAGTGCGTTCCCACGCTCCCGAAATAGCGCTGCGCGTCGGGCTCCTCCACGTCGTAAGGGCTTTGGTTCGGCAGGATCGGCTTGCCGGAGAAGTCTTTGTTCAACTCAATGTCGACCAACGGATCGAGGATCGTCGGCGCAAAGAAGTTGATGATGTTGTCCGTCCCGCCCACCGGGTTGAAGCTGTCGACGATGGTGGTCACAAGGTTGCCCGCGCTCTCCTGCCACTTGTCGCCACCGCGGCGATAAATCTCGCTGGCTGTACGGCCTGCCTCCCAAATCGCGCCGTACCCGTAGGCCAGCGGGATCTTGATGTAGGTCGAGCCGCTCGTCATCACGATCATGTTGCGCGATTTCTCGTAGGACGGGATCTTGTCGTAGAAGCTCTCGCCGTCGTCGTCGTCGTCGGACAGCATCATGTTGAGGAACTCGTTGAGCGCGCCCGCAACCGCAATTCCGGCAAGCACCTTCTGCACCTTGCGATGCTTGGCTGCGAGGAACAGCGTGACCGAGCCCTGCACCGACGCATTGTAGAACAGGTACGCCGCATTCAGCGCCGGGCCGAACGTGCCGCGGCGGTTGAAGTTGACGGTCAGGTTCTTGGCAATCGACGCGGCCTTGTCCTGGTCAACGCCTGCCTCGCGCGCCGCACGATAGGCGGCAAGGCGCACCGCGTTCTCAACCCCCTGGTTGGTGTTCTCGATCGCATCGCGCACAGCGATAAACCCGCGCTTGACGTGAAGGCGTGCCTCGCCCCCGTTGCCCGCCTTGAGGTTCGCCATGTCGAACGAACTCTTAACCCGCGCGCGGATCTGCTCCACGTTCTCGACGTTGTTGAAATACACCCGGCCACCGGCAAGCATGAACTCGTCGTAATACTGCTTCCATTCGCCGGAGCCCTTGCCCCACGATCCCTTGAGCGATGCGGCCAGCGCGCCCTTGTAGTGCCCAGCCGCCGCCTTACCGATGCCCGGGACGTCGATGCTTTGCAAGTTGATCGCTGCCGTCTGCATGTCGCGGAAGGCGTTGGTGATGATGAACTCGGGGTTCAGGGTGGTGTTGACCGTCGAAAGGTAGCGGTTGACCGTCCCGAGGTACTTGGTCACCCAATCCAGCTGGTGCTGGGTGATGTTGCGCATCGAATTGGCAAGCCGGCGCGCGGCCGGGTTGGCCTGGTTCATGGTGACGCGCACCTCTTTGCCGTCAATCTTGGCGACGACGGTGTAATCCTTGTCCTTGGCGGCGAGGTTGTAGCTCACCACCTCCTCGACCTGACCGCTCTCGGGGTTCATCCGGCGATTGACCGACACCTTGTTGACCTGCCAGAAATCCTCGTCAGGATTGGCGCGGGCAAGCTCGATGAAGCGCTGCGCGACACGGTTGGTTTCCCCGCGCACGATGGCCTCCTCTGCCTGCAAGATCAGGTAGGACAGTGGGCTATCGGCCTTTGACCGGCGCCCGAATGCGCGCTTGCTCTCCGGCCCGCGCACGTTGATCCCGCCGCCTGACTTGTTGATACGCTCGGCCGTTTCCTCGGAAAGCTCGCCCTCAATCTCCTTGAAGCCGCGCAGAGGGACGTAGTATTCATAGGTCGAGCGCCATTCGTCAGCCGCCTTCTGGCTCATCAAACCGGATTCGACGCGGAAGTCGAGCGCGCTATCGCGCAGGGCGTCGACCTTGGCGGCCAGCCGCTCCATGTCCTCCATCTTCCCGGCCTTGCGAACACGGTTCATCACCGCCATCGCCTCAATGTCAGTCATGCCGGAGCCTTCGCCCGGTGCCAGGTCAGGGTTAATCTCCTGCATCTTGGCGTTCCGCTCCGGCGCGTGCCGGGCGTAGAGGAAGGTTTCAAGCTCGTCGACGTTCACCTTGGCGCGCGCCATGTCGTCGAACAGCGGGCCAATCATGTCTTCGTGCAGCTTCTCCAGACGCGAGCCGATGCGGCCCGTCATCAATTCCTCGCCCAAGTAGGGGTTCATGGAATTGGGCAGGCTCTCGCCGGTCATTGTCTCGATCGTGCGCTGGGTGCGCAGCATCGGCATGTAGCGGTCCTGCATCGTGGTGCGGAACTTGTCGAAGGCTACGGCGGTCTTGCCCTTCCACGTCGGGTCGCTGCCGGCCAGGCTGACGACGGCGGCGCGGCTGTCGAGCGAGCCTTCGCTCTCCGCGAACTGGTCAGGCCCGCCCGTCGGGGTATTGGGATTGCTCCGCTTGTTGATCGCGTTGCCCGTCTCGAACCGGCCAATGTCCTGCGCTGTGCGGCCGGTGCGAATGTCCTCCAGCACGTCAAACGCGCGGCGGTCCATGGTGAAGCCCTTGCCGCGCAGTGCATTGCGGATAGCCTCGAAGATCCCCAGCGTGCGGCGGATGATGCGCGCAATCGCGCCCACCGTTCCCTCGCTGTTGACCTGGAAGCGCCCGAACAGATCGGCCACGGCTTCCTCGCGCTGTGCATTCTCGCGCAGGTCGGGGTAGCGGCGCTTGATGCTGGCTTGCGCTTCGGGATTGCGCGTCCACGCCGCGCCCTCAAGCAAGCTCCAATCGCTCTGGCTGATCGCGCCAAGGTCGCGCAGCGCGTGCACGGCCTCATGGCCCAGCGTGAACGTGCTGCCATTGACCGCATCGCTCGCCACCGCAATCAGCTTGAGCGACGGGAGGTATTGGCCATCCGGCCCGCGCGTTGCTCCCGGCCGTGCCAGCTGCGCCCGCGTGCCGACGCGAAGGTTCACCCGTTGCAGGCCCATTGCATCTAGGCGCGCGCGAAGATCCGCTTCAAGCTCACTGGCCTGTTGGCCGGTGATAGGCTCGCCGCTCTCGGTGCGCAGGAACAGGCTGCCCTGGTCGCGCTCGCTGCTGAACAGCCCGCCCTCTTGGTCGCCAAGCCCCTGCTGCCCGCCGCGCCGCGCCTTGCCCTGCTGCTGGCGTGCCTCAAGCTCGGCGCGCTGCGCCTGCGTCATGGTGCGTTCGGGCTGTGCTGGGGCGTCGAATAGGTCGGGGCGGCTGTCCAGTGCATCCTGGCTGCCGGCAACAAGCTGGCGCGCGTCGGCAAGGTCGGTCTTGGCTTGCAGCTTGGCGCCCGTCCGCATCAGCGCGGCCACGACTGCGGTTGCCTTGCTCTCCGGTGCGCGCGCGACCATGCCGCCCGACGTCTTCACAAAGTCCGTGCCCAGCGCCGCAATCACATCGCGGTTAAGGAACACGTCCCCGCCGCCGCGCTTCGATGCGGCTGTCGTCACCTTGATCTGGCCGCCATCCAGCGCCACCGATACGCCGGCGCCGTAGGCTTCGCGCCCGCCGCGCATCCACTCGATCACCTGTTTGGGCATACGGAAGTCGACGGGGCGGTTCTTCACCACACCGCTATGGTTGTAGCCGCGGCGCATCATGATGCCGGGGCGCACGCTGCCATCCTCGCCCACGAAGTTGACCACCTGGCCCTTGCCGTTCGTCTCCTTGTAGGCAGCGAGGATATTGCCGGTGAAGATCACACGCTTCTCGCGCGCCTCGGCCTGCATACTGTCGAAGGCTTCGAGCACAGGGTAGCCCTCGATCCGCGACGTCGCTTCGATCAACCGGCCCGCATCCTCCGGCATGTTGCGGGTGCGCAGCTGCGAAAGCGGAATGGTGATCTGGCGCGAGGAATCGGCCGTCGCAATGGTGACGTGCCATGTGCTCAAGGCGATAGGGTTCTTGGCCTTGCCGCGCTTGTCCACGTTGATGACCACGCCGCCCAAGGGGTCGCCGTTCTCGTTGTAGAGCAGGACACCGCGCCCGGGGTAGGCAATGTCGAGCAGCTGGCGGAAGGCCAGTCGGTTCTGATTGAGGCGGTCGGCAATCTCCGGCGCCGCCTTCTCGCTGGCATTGTCGACGGTCTGCTGGCGGTACGTCTCGAACTCGGTCAGCGCAGGCTGCGATACGGTGTCGCTGATCCAGCCTTCACCATCGCGGCGCAGCTGGTCGAGCGCGCTGGCCGGGCTGCCGTCTGGCACGCTGGCGCCAATCGTCTCACTGATGCGCTCCAGCACTTGCGCTGACGACATAGGCTTGCCCAGCCGCTTGACGTCGAGCGTCTCCATTACCACCGCTTCACCAAATGGGGTGCCGGCGCGGGTCGCAGCCACAACATTGCTGGCGTCCACGATCCGCGCATCGAGCGGCAGGGTCTTGGCTTCGAGCCCAGCTTCGCCAGCCGCTTCCTTCTGTGCCAGGTACGATTGGTACTGACCAAGGAAGTTGTCGTAGAAATCCTGTTGCTCGGCCAGCGGCAGGAGCATGAGGCGGCCGGTCACCTTGCGGGCCGCGCCTTCGCGGATATAGCCGCCGTTCTTGCTCTCACCCAGCGGCTTGCCCAGCACGCGGTAGAGGTCGGTGTCTTCCTCCATGATGCGAGCAATCACCTCGTCCCCGAAGTCGTTCATAAAGTCGGGGATCTCGTCCGACGTCACGGCCGAACCGCGCGCGCCCGTCGTGTTGGCGTTGAGGCTCGCCATCTTCTTTGCCAGCACAGCGGCGGGGCGCATTTCTGCCGGCACCTCGGCTACAAGCTGGTCATACTCGGGAAGCACCACCTGTCCGGTACGGTGGATACGGCCAAGCATCTGCATGTGCGTGTCGACGTTGCGCTCGGCCTGCGCGATAATCATCGTGCGCGGGCTCTGATCCTTGAACTGGTCGCTGGCATGGATCGACAAGCCGGTCGAGCCTGACTGGTTCAAGATCATGGCGTTGATCTTGCCGGAGTTGAAGCCGTTCACCGCAGCCAGGCGCCCGGCAATCCCGGTTTCCTTGGCGCCGCGCAGCCGCAGGGTCGGTGCACCGCCCGCATAGTCAATGGTGTGCGAGCGGCCGGTAATCTCGCCCACGGTGTAGCCCTCGTCCTTCAAGCGCTGTGCGATGAAGTCGATCGGGGAAATCGGGAGCGGGCCGAATGCGGTTTCGCGGATCTTCGCCTGAATGGCGCGGAATGCAGCCAGCCCCTCGGGGCCAAGCTCGCTATCGCTGATGTATTTCTTCTCGCCCTTCTCCTTCGAGAACGGCTTGCGCACGGTGTACTGCCGGGTGCGGTCGAGGTAGCGCTCGAACACCGCGCCAAAGTCGAGGTCGATCGCGCCGCCGGTCTTGATGTTCCGTTCGTCGGCGTATTCCTGAATGAACGAACCCATGGTGTTCGCCACGGTGATGACAGGCTTGCGGCCGGCGCGCAGTGCCTCAAGCGCGCGGTCGGCGGCCGGGCCCGCTTTCAGGGACAAGAGCATCTGCTCGATGATGTTGTGCATCACCGACGTGAAGTTGGTCGAGCTTACGCCGGCGCCGCCAACCGAACCGTCAGCCGAAAGGCTTTTCGCTTCGGCGCGGGCGTCCTTGTCGATCGCCTCTTTCACCTCTGTGATGAAGGCGTCCTCAAACTCGCGGATGCTGCGTAGGATCTCGGTCACGTCGCCATAGACGGCCTCGTCCACCGGCACGCGCGGGGTGCGGTAATTGACACCTTCCCATGTCCGTTCGCGGCGCACGTACTGGCCTGCATCGGCCAGCGCAGAGGCAAGCACCTGCTGCAATGGCACGCCGCCGTTGGCAATCGCTTCGCCCAAATCCTTCGGGTCGGCCACGGCAAGGCCCATGTCAGTGCGGGCGTAGAGGTCCATCACCTCGGGGCGCTTGGCATAGGTGGCGCTGGAGAACATCACGCCTTGCGCCTTGCGCGCCAGCATCCGCGCGAACTCGGCGCGGTTCGGGGCAACCTCGCCCTTCTCGGCCTTCTTGTCGCGCCGCTCGTTCGGCCCCTGACCGCCGGCGTTGTGGCTTTCGTCGAACACGATGATCGCGCCCTCGGCCAGCTTCTCAAGCACCTGCTGGCGCTGGGTCACCTGCCCCTTGACGGTCTGCATCTGCGAGTATGTCGTCATCAGCAGGTCGAACTGTTCTTCGCCGCGCGCGACACGCTCCAGCCGCTTGCTGTGCGCCGCGCTGCCGCCGCTCTTTAGCTCCTTGCCGCCGCCTAGCGGGATGCTTTCACCGGCGTTGGTCATCACTAGGACAGGCTCACGTCCGAGCATTTCCTTCACACCGACGTCCATCATGTCGCGGTAAATGTCAGCGTAGAGGTTGGGCTTCTCGGTAACGAAGATCGCAGTGCGGCCTTCCTTCATGGCATAGCGCAGCACCGATGCGACGACGCGGCCCTTACCGATACCGGTCTGGTCACCAATGATGAAAGCGGCGCCCTTGCCAGTGGCAGGGTCAACGCGGTCCATGTTGTCGAGCGCCAGCCCGATCGCGTCGGTTGCCTCGGCGGAAAGGCGCTTGCCCATTTCCTCGCGGGTGAAGCCGAGCTTGTCGGCCACATAGGCGTCGATGCTGCCGTGCTTGGCCTCGATGCGCGCCAGCGCGTTCTGCGCGGCGGTCTGCATGTTGTAGGGCACAAGCGTGTCGAGCGAGTAGCTGCCGCTCGCCGGGGAGTAGCGCACCTGTGCAGGCGCGGCTTCGCCTTCTGCTAGTTGGGGCTGGGGCGCATTGCGCTGACGATCTCGTCCAGGCTCTCGAACCGGTCGGGGTGCAGGGTCCACGCTTCCGCGTCCCGCTTCGCGCTGATCCAGTCCAACGCCATCGGGTTGTCCGACAGCAGGCTCGCCGCGAACGTCGCCGGGCTGCTCTGCGGTGACGTCGCCTGTGTCAGCCCGCCCTCGATTGCCGCCTCGTCCAGCATCGCCATTGCCGCCTGCGGGTCGCTGTCCTGCTCCAGCAGTTCCAGCGTCCGCGCTTCCAGCTTCTCCAGATACTTGAGCGGGCTCAACAAGGGCGTTCTCCAGTGCATCCCACGAATCGTAGATCCGCGGGGCTTTGACTGCGGGGAGCGGCAAGGCAGACTTGCCGCGGCCCTCAATCACGATCACGTCCACCGGCCAAGCGGCGCCCTGCTTCTTGTACAGGTCGCCGTTCACGGTGAAGTGCTCGGTCACATTGTACTCGGAATAGAGCCGGAAGTAAAACTCGCGCTTGGCCTTGCCGTTGTAGGCGTCCTCGCGGTTGCGGGTTTGCTTGGCGACAGAGCCAACAATGAGCGCAGCCTTGCCGCCGTTCTTCATCATGTCGAGCGAAAGCAGCGAAATGGCGTGGTCGATTTCGCGTGCCTCGTAGCCGTCGCCCAAGTCGAAGATCACAGTGTCGCCCTGCTCGTCCTTGACCGGGCCGAACGGCGGGTTGGCAATGATGCGGTCGCGCTGTGGCCCGTCGGGATTGGCTGCGGTCGCATCGCCCTGGGTGATGGTCGCCTGCGGGTAGAGGTCACGCAGTTGCGCCACGCGGTCAGCATTCAACTCGTTCGCGGTCACCTTGGCAGGGTCGGCGGTGATAAGCAGCATCCCGTTGCCGGCGCTGGGTTCGTACACCGTGGTGCTGTTGCTGATACCGGCGCGCAGTGCAGCCAGATAGGCGAGCGGTGCCGGGGTCGAGTAGGCCTGCTCCTGCACGCTGGTGGAGGTGCGAACGCCAAGGTTGGGCTGACGGCCGTAGAGGCTGACAAGCTGGCGATAGGTTGCCAGCGGTGCGGCGCCCTCGGCCACGATCGCGCGGGCGTTGAACACCAAGGCGGCCTCGATCGCCTCGTCGAGCTTCTTGGCTTCGAGCGTGCCGGGGCGGAAGTCCTGGCCGGTTGCCTCCTTGGCAAAGGCGCGGGCCTCGGTGATGCTGGCAAAGCTGCGGGTGCGCAGCGCTTCCACGAACACGCGGGCAAGCTCGGGTAGGTCGGCCTGCGGTTCGGGTTGAACCGTTGAGGATTGCTCAACAGTTGGCGCCGCATCGGCTGCAATCATTTCGCTGATCGCGCGCGACACGTCAGGCGAGGTCATGCCCTCGGTGTTCAGCCCGGGATAGTTGCGGGCACCTTCCCAAAAGGACAGCAGGTACGGGGTGATCCCGTTACCGAAGTCGGCGCGCATCTGCTTGGCGAAGTCGGCAAAGTTGCGCACGCCGTCCTCGATGTAGGCGCCAGCGATGACCATGCCGTCGATCAGCATTTCAGGATCGACGCCGGCATTCAGCCGCTTCATGCGGTCCTTCATGCGGGCGCGCGCAGCCTCTACCTTGTCGGCAGTGAACAGGGTATTGTTGGCGAAACGATTAACCTCTGCGTTATTGCTTTCTTGAGAGTTTGCTCCTACATTGTCCTCGGAGGTTGAAGTGTCACCCACGTTCAAAGAAGTAGAGTTCCGGCTTGCCGCCGTGTTTTCGATTGCACCCCCGCTGGCATTGGTCTGGCGCGAGGACTCGACCTGGGCCGAAGCGCCCGGGCTTGCGACCAAGGAAGGTGTTTCGCTCTCGCGCGAAGAAGCCGAAGCCGAGTTCCCCGATGCAGACTTTGCCGCACTGGCGAATTGGGCGAAGCCGGTAGCCTCAAGCGCAGCCGAATAGATTTCCTGCTGCTGACGTTCAAGCTCGGCATAGCGTTCTTCCGAGACGCCCGGCGCGCGCTGCTCCTCATAGAGCTTGTTCGCGCCACCGGCCTTCTTGGCATTCCACACCACTGACGGAACGATCTGCAATTCGGCCTTGATGCCGCTGCTTTCGACAATCAGCTTGTGATCGGCATAGCCGCTATCAAGGCGCTGCCAGCCCTTGTCCTGCACAACGGTGAAGCGCTCACCGATTGCTGTCGCCAGCGCCTCGGCCTGCTCCATGCTGTCGACAATGAACGCACCGCGGGCGAGATCCTTAATGTCGCGCACGCTGTTGTAGCCATCCTCGTTGGTGGCCTTCACGATCACGCGCTCACGGCTCTTGACGCCGCCGCTCTTGAACGTCGCATCCTGCTCGCCCCCGAAAGAGTCCAGCTGTTGCTGTGCCCGGCGAATATCACTGAGCATCGAATCGTATTCTCGACCGATGCGCGTTTCTTCCTGCGCCTGCTCCTGCCCAAGCTCCTCGGTGGTCTTGTAGGATTCCCAGCGGTTCGCCACGTCGACCGATAGGCGGATGCCCTCGCCACGAACCGGGCGCATCTGCACGCTCTCGGTCAGGCGAATACCGTTCTCGACGTAGGAGCGCACGCCGCGCTCGTCCTCGAACACCTCGTTGCCGTCACGGTTGCGGCCGAGAAGGCCTTTGCCTGCGGTGGTGGGTGCAGCGGCGCCGCGCGCCTTGGCGGTATCATCCTCCGCAGGGGTGACCGTTTCTGTCACCCTGGCCAAGGCGCTTCGCAATTCGCTTTCGCTTGCCGTCTGAAAGTTCAGCCGCAGGCCCGGCCCTACAATCAAGTCGCCTTCTATGCTTGTATCAGCGCTGCCGTTGACAGCTTCGCGCACCATTCGCAGGCGCTCGGCACGATCAAGAATTGGGCCATCTGCCTCAGCGACAAGCTCCAGCGCAGCACGAATAGCCGCCTCGCGCTTCTTGCTGAACACCATCGCGCCGTCGCTGCGCTTCGCAGGTTTGGCAATGCCAGCCGCTTCGATCGCCGCCAGCTGCGCCGGGGTCGCATCGAACAGGGCAATGCCCTTGCCGCTTGTGGTGTCTTCGAGGCGGTATGAAGGTGAGGCGTCATCACCGGCAGTTGGATCTACCGACTCTGCCTCACCTTCGCGCTGAACCGCATCGCTACGGTTATCTGTTAGATCGGCTTGGCTTTCGCCGCTGCCTTCTGTGCCAGCCCCCGGCTGTACGCCTTCTCCGGCTCGCTCTCCGCTGTCTGTGCCAGCCGGTCGAACGTCTTCGACAGGATCGACCAGGCTGCCGATCTGTCCGTCGGCTGCTGCGGGCTTGGCGCTGGGTCGCGCTGTGGGGTCATCTTGTCTTGCATTGGCGAGCGCCAGAATATCAGAGGCCGGGTTGCTTGTCGAGGCAATCAGCCCGCCGCCCGGCACCGTCACCATGGCCTGCTCGATGTAGAAGGTCAGCGCGTTGGTCAGATCCTTCTGCGAGCGCGCCTTCTTGAACGCCGGGTCTTTGTACATCAGCCGCAAAACGGCCTCGGTGATCGGGTCGAGCGTACCGGAGAACGCATCCACCTGATTGACGAACTCGGCTACGCCGCGGTCTTCGCGCCGTGCACGGTCAACCAGCGTCACCGCCTCGGCCACGTTGGCGGAAATATCGACCGACGGGTCAATGATGCCCTGTGCTGCTGCCTCGCGCATCTGCGCCAGCTTGCCCGACGTCTCGATGAGCGCGTTGCCAATCGACTTGATCTTGCTCGACCGGGAATCAACCAGCCATTCGACAAAGCTCTGCGGGCCCAGCGCGCGCACCAGGAGCGCGGCCTCGATGCGGCGCAAGAGGTTGGCCGATGGGCGGCCGTCCTTCATTACCATGTCGCCAACTTCGCTGGCCGGCACGAATGCCTGCATGAAGCCGCGCACGAAATCGGAATTGTTCAACGTGTCGAGGTCGCCGCCGCGGTAAAGCCCGAGGAGGTTGGAGCCCATGCTCGCTGCATCGGTGGATGCCGTCTCGACGCCGGACATGCTGGCGGTGGAGCGCGCATTGCTGTCACGCACGAACCGCGCCACATCGGCGGCCGGCATTTCATCGCGCACGCGCACCATGACAGGCTGCGTCATGCCGCTTACGTCGAAGCCTTCTTCTTCGAGCATTGCCCGATAGGCGTCGACCTGCTGGCCTCCCTGCGCATAGGCCTGCGATAGCGCCATCACGCGGCCGTTGCCGCTATCGACCACACCATCGGCGGAAATGATCGGGGCGCCGTCGCTCGCCTTCACGTCGCGGCCAAGCAGGCGCGGGTAAAGGTTGGTGGCGATGTTGCGCACCTGGTTCTGACTGGCGGCCCGGGTACGGTCGCGGGGCTGACGCTCGGCCGGGAATGCCGGGTTCACTGCGCCGTCAGGGGTGTTGGACGGGACGAGATCCGCAAGCTCGGCCACGGCATAGCGCACCGGCACCTCTTGCAAGGTGGCGGGAACCACGGCGGTTTCCTGACGGTCCTCGACGCGCAGCGGGATAGGCTTGCCAATCAGGGCCGGTGCTGCGGCCTCGGGCTCGTCGCGGTTGCTGAACTCGAAGGGTTCGCGCTCGGTATCAGGCGCGGCAAAGCTCTCGCCGCCTGCCTGCGCGGGGAGCGCGCCGCCCATCTTGCGCGCGGCCCAGGCGATGACGTCGCCGGCGGTCTTGCCTTTGAGGATGCTCTTGTTCGCGGTGATCTGGTCGTCTTTGAGCAGCTGCGCCACTGGCGTGTTCGGGTCAGCGCCAAGGATCGAGCGCGCGCCGCCCATCCCGAGGAAGTGCGCAAGGTAGACGTTGCCGTCGGTGACCGGTGCGCCAATCGCCTTGATGCCTGCCACGTTCTTGTCAGTGAAAGACTTGAACCGGGCGCGCTGCTCCTCGGCCGATGGCTTCAAGCCGCCGAACGCCTGGCTATCGTCATTGCCCCATGCGCCGCCCTCGGCAATCCATGTCTTCTTGACGAACTGGAACAGGCCACTTGCCGATGACGTGTCAGCTTTGATGTAGGGCCGGTTGCCGCTTTCGATCTGGCTGTTCTGTGCCTGATAGCGGCCCATATCGAATCCGGCCGCGCCTGATTGCTGTCCGGTGCGAACCGAAGGGCTGGCAGTAGGCGCGGCCGGGCCAGCGGCGGCGCTTCCACTCGCGGCCGACTGGATCGGGGTAATCTTGTAACCGGCGTCTTCAATGTTGTCGTTGTATTCGCGGATGGTCTGGCCGTCCGAGAGAATAACCTCGATCCCGGCGCCATCCGCATCGGAGAACGAACCGGCAAAGGTACCCTCAACCGGGGTCGATGAGCCTGGCACAAGCACGTTGACGCGGCCGCCCACCTCGGGAAGCTCGATGTTGCTGCTCTGCTGCTTGCCTAGCTCGACCTCGATCTGTGCGGCGCGGCCTGCCTCAATGTCGGCAGTGTCGAGCGGGCTTGCCTCGTCGTCGGGCGTGATGGTGGCGCGTGCAGCGCGGCGTGCAGTGATTGCCTTCGCGGTGGCGTCAACGGCTTCGGAGCCGCCGCGGAATCCTGCGCCTGCGCCGGTGCCAACAAGAGCGCTGGCGGTGATGCTGTCGCGCAGCTCGTTCAAATCAACGCCGCGCTCTGTACCCAGCGAGCCGCCAAGGTTTTCAAGCGCGCCCTGCGTACCTTCGGTCAGGCCTTCGGTGCCGCCCGCTTTCAGGATGCGGGTGATAAGCGCCCCCGAACCGGGGTTGAGCAACCGATCGAAACCGAACTTGTCGAGCGCCAGGCTCCCGGCTGCGAACGGCGCTGCTACGGCAAGGTCGCCTGCCGTGGCTTCGGTGCGGCCATCATTGACGGCGCGCTCCTGCGCGATGCCGCCTGCGGTGCCAAGGCCAACCGCCGCAGCCCCATAGGGATTAAGCAGCAGCGGCGTGATCGCCAGTGATGCCGGGCCTTCATCCAAGATGAACTTGCCAGCCAGCAGCGGGTTTTCCTTCACGTCCTCAAACGAGGTGGTGCCTTCAACGCGGCGGCCTGCGGTGATCTCGGAGTCTTCGGCAAAGGTTGTGAGCACATCGCGCGCTGCCTGGTCGCCGGGCAAGACGCCGATATTGCGTTGCAGCTTGTCACTCAGCGCGATGACGGCGCGCGCACCGCCGGCGGCAAGGCCAAGGCCAGCCTGACCGATCTTGGCCGCCTGCTGCTCGATGTAGTTGTCGGCCTTAATCTCGCCGGTGGGAACGCGGGTGCGGTTCTCGGCAAGGAATTGCTCGCGCTCTGCTGCAACGGGTCGCTCGCTGGCAAAGAAGCTGCTCGGCCCGGCTGCGGGTGCAGGGCGGCGCGCGCTGCCAAGCCCAAGGAGCGAGCCTACGCCGGGGTCAGAGGGGCGGCGCGCTGCCTCGGCTGCGCTCTCCCGATTGGCTTTGGCTTCCTCGTCGCGTGCCGCGCGCTCGCGCAAGCGTGTTTCCGCCGCGCGCAAGTCACCCTCGCTCGCACCTTCAAGAAGGTCGCGGCCTTGGGGGGCTTTGGCGCGCAAGCGTTCGCTGGCAGACAGAAGCTCGTCTCGCGGAATCCCCGCAAGGAGGTCACGGCCGGCCATGTCAGGACTTCAACCTAAAGCCTAATTCCTCAAGGAGCAGCTTGGCCGCCGGCTTCGATAGGTTCCTCGCCTTCGCTGTGGCGTCAATGTCCGCTTGCGTCATGATCTTGCCGCCTTGTGCTGCTGGTTTGGGGGCCGGCGCACGCGGCGCCGGGGCGGCCGCTGCCTGCACGGCCGGGGTTTCGGCAAGCTCGGGGAACAGGGACGAACCGCCGCTGCTGCCCGACTTGATCGTCGTGTCGACCGCGTTTGCGCGCACGCCGGTTCTAACCTGCTTCCCGGTGCGTGTGATACCGACATACTCGCCGCTCTCGTCGAGAAAGGTATCGGCAATATCTCCGCTCTCAAGATCCTTGGCGAGCTTCTGCGATGCCGCATCGTTCTGCCGCGTGATTGCACCTTGAACCTGTGCGCTGCGAATGTTGTTTGCAGTCGCGTTGTTGTCGACGTCCTTGCGGATCTCGCCATCGGCCCGCGCTTCTGCAATTCGGCGGGGCAGTTGCTTTTCCTCGAAGTCGTTCTTGTAGCCGTATTCCTTGCGGGTGTTCTCGTCGTTCAGCGATGCCGTGTTGGCGGCATTGGTGCGATCGTTCGCAGAGCGCAGGTTCTCCAGCGCGACCTGAAAGTCGTTATCGCGTTGTGCCTGCTCGGCCGCCGCCTTTTCGGCGCCCTGCTTCTGAATGCCCTGACCAACGCCTTGCAGCAGGCCAGCGAGAACAAAGCTCATGCCGGCGCTCCCTCAAGCGGTGCACCGCCAGGCAGGCCGGGGAGCACCTCGTTGAGCTTGCCGGCGTCGTTCGCTTCCATCAGCTGCGCGAAGCCAGCCTTGAGGGTTTCCTGGTCGATGCGCGGGCTCACCACCCGGTACAGATCCATTGCGCGGTAGAGGATGCCTTCCATTTCCTCGCCCTCGTCGAACTCATGGATGCCCGCCGCCTCGGACACGGCAATCAGCATTTCGACCACCTCAGTCCCGGCGTGCATCACCACGTCATCGGGGAAGTCGACGCCCTCCTGCTTCGCGCCGGCTTCGATCATCATCGTGAGCAAAACAGCCGTGCCCGATACCGCGTCCTGCGGTGATTGTGCGAGCGGCGGTTCGGCCGATGCGAACACCTGTGCAGCCTGCGGGTCAAAGTCACCGCGAAGGTTGGCGACTATCTCGGGCGATACCTTGCCGCGCTCCGGCATAAGGATGCTCTCGGCGCGGCCGATGAAGTCGTCGTAGAGCGCCTGCTCCTCGGGCGTTGCTTCCTGGCCGGGCGATGCCGCGGCCGGATCTGCAACAGGCGCAGCGCCGGGCTGTGCGGGCTGCGCGGCGGGCTGTAGTGCGGCGCCTAGACCTTGCATTGTCTGTTCTCCTTAACCGACAGCGACAAGCTGGCCGGTGGCGCGATCGTAACGCACCTTGCCGCCGTTCACTGGCGCCTGGCCCTGTGCGAGTAGCGGGCCCAGCCCATCGGTTTCTTCCCGCTGTGCCGAATACAGAGCGTCCCCGATCCCGAGGTAGCTTGCACGGCGAAGGTCGAGCGCGCGGCGGTCCTCTTTCGATTGCGCCTTGGCGCCAAGGCCCGAACCGAGCCCCTGAATGGCCGAACCAACAAGCGTGGGGTTCTGCGAGATAAAGCCGCCGATGCCGCCTGCGGAGGAAACTGGAAGCGCAGCGCTGCCGACGATACCTGCCGAGCCTGCAATGCCCGATGCCGCGCTAAGGCCGCTCGATGCTGCATTGCTGGCAACGCTACCAACAGATTGAATCGCACTATGCGCGACATTGCCCGCCGCGCCAGCGACAGCGCCCGGCGCATTTGCTGCGGTGTTGGCAACAGCGCTCGCCGCCTGACCGCCCGCACCCGCACCCGCCGCCGCCGCACCGCCGCCCAGCGCAGCACTAAGGCCACCCAGCGCGCCGCCGGTGATGAGGCCAGTCGTAGCACCCTTGATGATGTTGCCGCCGGTCACACCGGCCGCGATAGCGCCGAACGTCGCAGCCTTCGCCGCGCCGACTAGCACCCCTGCCAGCGCCCCCTTAATCCCGATGCCGGCAAGCAATCCGCCCGCACCTCCCAGGGCGGGCAGGATGCCGAGCGCGGCGCCACCGGTCAGGACGACGGCGCCAATCGCAATGATCGGCAGGGCGTATTTCTTGACGACCTTCACCACCTTCTTGAAGACCTTGCCGACTGCCTTGAGCGGGTTACTCATGCTGCAATATCCTGTTGCTGTACGGCCGGGCGGATCTTCGACCACACCTCGACAATCTTCTGAAACCCACGACGACGGAAGGACGCGGCGAACCGCTTGGAGCCCGGCACCACATCGGACCAGCTGGCCCCAATTTCGTAGACGCGCGGGTTATTGTCGGCCCATGCGAAATAGGCGTCGAACAGTTGATCGAGCACGAACGCGCTCACCGGCTTGCGGCCGATCAGGAACATATCGGATGCGCCCAGCTTAGTGCCGACGTTGTAGATGCGGCCCAGCGTGCCCAGCACAAAGGCTTGCGCGCAGTCATCATCATCAGCCGCGACCATCACAAAGCAACTGCCGTCAGTCGTCCCGCCGTGGCGCCCGATCGCGTTGGCAATCAGCTTGCGCGCATAGGCCTGGTCGACCTCGACCACACCGGCATAGCGCGAATCCTCCTGCCGCTCGGCAAGGATCTTCGCCAACTCGGGCGCATCAGCAAAGCGGGCGGCGCGCAGCTTCATCACCGCAGCGACAAGCCCTGCAAGGCGATATTGCGCACGCCATTACTGAAACCGCCGCCGGGCTGACTATATTCAGAACGCACACCGCCCGGGGCAATCGGCGGGCCGGAATAGGGCGGCGTCGTGGGCGGGGTGTAGCCACCCGGGTAGTTGATGGGCGGAATGCCGCCGCCTGCTATTGGGGGTCCGCTCGGAACCGGCGCGGGCGGCGGCGCCTGCCGGAACCCGGGGCCATAGAGGTTCTGCAAGTACGCGACGTTCTGGTCATAGCGATCTTGGAAGCTGCGAATTACCGCCGCGCGCTCGGCTGCGGGAAGGTCAGGGTTTTGCAGCGCCGCCGCGATGGCGTTGTCGCGCTGGCCTGATAGCGTAGCAAGCGCGTTGATCTGCTGCTGGCGGGCGGAATCGGCAATGCTGCGCTCCTGCTCATCGCGGCGCACATTGAACTCGACCTCTTGGCTGGCGATGGGTGCGGCAACCCGATAGGCCTCGGCCTGCGATGCACCGACGGCGATCGACGAATTGCTCAACCCGCGCTGGTTCGCCTGCTGCAAGCCCTGCGTGCGGGCCTGCTGCATGAAGGGCGTGTTCTCCGACGTGATCTGCGCAATGCGCTTCGCCACATCGTAGTCAGGCTTTCCGGTGTTCTCCGTGTACATCATCGCCGTGCAAGCCCCCGGGTGTCGTATCGGCGCACAATACTGGTTCCCGTCCGATTACGACAAGAGCCCGGCCTAGAAGATGCCGAGAAACTTGGGACGCGCCCGTTTGACCGCCTCACTGTCGCGCGCCTCGCAGCGCTCAACGATTCCGACGGCGGCCGAATAACGATCGTTGGCCTTGTCGAGCTGCCCGGTCTGCGCGTCTGCGAACGCTATCCATTCGCCAGCGGTGGAACCGGCCGGCAAGTCCGCGCCCTGCACCCCCGCGCGCCATTCAGTCGGCAGCAGGGTACTGCAAGCACTCGGGACGGACACGATAGACGGCGCGCTGACACAGCCGCTCCCGAGCAACAGCGTCGAGAGCATCAGACACAGGCGCACCCGCGCCTTCGGTAGAGCGTATGGCATTGGCATTGTCCTTTGTGATTGCGTCGATTGCGTCCTCGCGGCCGCCCTGCTGGCCCACGGTGTTGACCGCATCGGAGCCGCTCGCGGTTGCCGCCTCGGTCTGGTTCTCATTCAGTCGCGCCTGTGTCTTGGCGGTGCGGGCGGTCGAGCATGACTGCACGGCGAACAGCAGGGCCAGGATCGCCACCAGCAGGAGGCCGCCAATCACGCCCCTGCCAAGCGGTGTCAGCGCACGGATAAAACCCATCATGGTAGCTTCTCCCCTGGCTCGGCTTCGATATGCTCTTGGCTCACTCGCCACAGAGCGCGAATTGCGTTGATGACGTCCCCGATGCGCAGCCCGATCATGGTAATGATCGCTGTGAGGATCTCGCCTGCACCGTCGGGCACGCCCTTGAACATCACGCCAATGCCGATCGCGGCAAGCGTCAGCATTCCCAGCCCGGCGATCGTGAACATCCAAAACTCGCGGATTGAGAGCTTGGCGATTATGGCTTTCATCATGCCTCATTCACCGAAACGGTGCCCCCTGTCATCTGCGGCAGGCCGGGATGCGGCTTGCCAATCTCAATCGGCCAGCGGATTGCGATCATCCGGCTTTTGGCAATCGGGGTGATGTTCACCATGTTCGACTGATTGCCGCCCAGCACATAGTAATTGGTGGCGCTTTCCCCGACGAGGAACCCAACGTGCCCGCCGCCCTGGCGGCCGAACACCACAACGGCGCCAACGGTGGCCGAGCATGACTGCCCCCAATCCGCCCAGGCCTTTGCGCGCGGGTACATCTTGGGGATCGAGAGCCCGGCCGCCTTGATGCAGTGCGCCGTGAAATCGCCGCACCAAGGAATGTCGTCGTCCTTGTAGCCGAACCCACCCAGCGCCATGCGCAGCTTGACGATGCGGCTGTTGTGCGAAGGGCCGGGGATTTCCTTGGTGCCGATCCACGCGCGCGCCTCGACCATCCAGCGCGGCATAGGCGCAGTGGGCGAGGGGGTGACCGGCGCAGGCTTCGTCGCAGCGGGCTTTGCCGCCTGCCCAGCGCGCGGCACCTTCCAGGCGTCGAGTAGGTTGTCGAGCGCGAGGATATTCCCGGCATCGCTGAACAGGCCAGTGGGTGCAGCTGCGCGCACGGCATCGAATATTGGTTTACGTGGATCGGTCATGTCGTGAATATCTCCAATCGGCAGTTGCCGCCGAGCAACGTCAATTCGCGCAGCGTCGGATCGGAAACGGTGAAGTCTTCGGGGGTGACGGTCAGGTCAACGCACAGCGGGTCGGCCACATAACCGTCGATGGCGCTGCCCACTACGTTGGGCCGGAACCCGACCTTGTAGGCGTCATGGT